TGCTGGATACGAAATTGACTCAACTGCAGCTGCTCAAATAACTGCTGGTGCCTCTTCTGCGACTGTAGTGGATTCTACGGGATTTTCTCCTGGCATGGGGTTTAGAATATATGGGGCTGGCGTAGCCACTGTTCCCTTTGTTGGTCGTATTACTACAGTAGTTGGTAACGTAGTTAGCTTTACTGGCACTACATCAACAACTGTTGCAATAGGTACCGCAGTTCATAATGAGGATAGCTATGCTATCCAAGACATAATTGACGGGGCTAATTATTCTACAGCAGTCCATCCTCATTTAGCGAGAATGACCATAGACGTTCCTTCTGGACAGTACTTCATATCCAAAACTGTCATTATCAATAATAATCAATTTACTATTAGGGGTGAGGGGACTACTGCATCTAATTTTTATGCCTTTGGTTCTGACGATGTTTTTGATTTCGACCAAGTTACCAATGTTGTAACTAATGTAGATATTGAAAACTTAACTGTAAACATTGCTGGGGCATACACTATATCAGCATTTGGTACTGTTGCGGGTATTGCAGATTCTCTCGATGATATAAATTTTCGTAATGTTTGGATACAGGGAAATAACGCCAACTCTACAGGGATAAGTGGTCAACTCTCTTTTTATTTTAACCGTCTTACAATTGAAGGCATCGGTAAAGGGATAGATGTTCTTGGTAGTCGTATATATGGCGATACTTTGCACTTATGGAACTTATCTGGCAATTGCATTACTATGGATGAATTAGTTAATAATGGATTAACCTATGTTCCCGAATTATCCATATCAAATGTTAGGGTAGAGATATATTCGACCCTTCTCTCTACTAAAAGTGTTTTTGAACTTGCCAACATGGGAGCTGTTAATATCGCAAACTTTCACGGTAAGGTTAATCCATCTGTAACAACGTCATGGAGATATTATTATGTGGCTCGTTTTATAGACAGTAAAAATATTAACATAACAAATTTATCATCAGTTGATTTTCTTAGAAAAGGTTCAACTGCTCAGGGACTTTACTTTGAAAACTGCGAAAATGTTTTTGGTAGAAATATTACAATTGAAGCCGATCTTGTTCTTGATGCTCGCCCTTCTTATGGAGTGTATATAAGAAACTGTAAACAAGTGGATATAGTAGCAAATATTATAGGTGTTGAGATTGCAGGATTTGAACTTGTTACGACAGGAGCAGGGGTCAATTCATATATTACTCTTGGTGGAGTAGTGACAGAAGCATTAGCGAGTGCTGTAAGGTTTGTAGGAGCAACACAGACACAAGTTGATGGTATTGACCTCAGTGGTTTAAAATTATATGATAATGATACTGGAGTGTCGGGAGCGTTGCCAGTAGTATACAACACATCTGCATATACAACAGTTAATGCCACAGCCTTACCGATAGATTGCCCGAGTATTATAGACAGTAGTGGTGGGGGGTTAGCTTTAACACTTGCAGATGGCCAGCATGTCGGTCAGCAAAAATATATATCAATGGTAACTGCAGGTAATAATGCCGACGTTACTATTGCCCATCACGAAACGAATGATAATGAAGTAGCGAGATTTGATGCAGCTGATGAATATTTATTGCTCGTGTGGACTGGTACTGAATGGGCTACCGTAAATAGTAGCTGTACATTTCCGTAAAAATAAACGGGAAGTATGAAAGTAATAACCAAGTGAAAAAACACATCGCACCCTTCATTCTATACTCGGAGTACCAGTGCAGATGCTGCTCGAGACTTCCGCCCGACTTTTACTACAACGGCGGGGGCAGGGTAGATAGCCCTCCGTATCTTTATAGGGAACTCTTTGGTGGCTTTAAGACAATTCGTGAGAAATGGGGCAGACCCATAGATATAACTTCTGGTTATGTGTGTTTGAGGCATCAAAAAGACCTCTATAAGCAGGGAGTAAAAAGCACATTAATCTCTGTTCACAATTTCGGGCTTGCCTGCGACCTCGATTGTAGCGACGAAGAAGAAACAAAGAGTCTGGCTAAGTTTATAAAAAGACACTGCCCTGACCTGAGACTGGGCTGGCAAACTTATATATACAAAGGGCAGAGCTTCATACATATCGACACGGGCTACCGGATAAACCCAAGTTATAGTAAGAAATTAGTGAGAGGTGCGGAATGGTAGCCTTTGACTTTAAGAAAATAGACTGGGAGAAACTGGAGAAGCCCTCACCTTTGTTTAGAGTCTTACAGCGTACCGAGGCAAAGGATAAAAAAATAGCACATGAACTAATGAATGGGTTCTTGAATCTTGATGACCGTTTCAGGGATTACGAGAGTATTTATAAGTCCATGAACTACTACTTCTACTACTCGTTCAGTATTTTCTACGAGGTGGGGAAATTTCAAGCATTACTGGGTCTGACGAACATCATCCCCAGGCATAAGTGTGATATTATGCTAAAGATATTCGACGCAGACTTCTGGGGCAGAGACTTTGTAAGGGAAACAAGGAGTCTACTGAGACTCTATATGAAGGAGTTGGAACTGAAGAGAATCTCAGCGGAGTCACCTGACCCAAGAATTGTACGTATAGCAAAAATTATCGGCTTCAAGGTCGAGGGAATACGAAACAAGGACTTTAAATTCAACGATAAATACTATGACCTTTTCGTCATGGGAATGGAGGAATAAATGTGTTGCGAAGGAAAACCCGTAGAACAAATTTCACAAATAAGCCCGTGGGCTGAACAACTGGGTCAGCAGACGGCAGAAATGATAGGGCAAGGAATGCAGCAAGGGGCGACACCAATGCCGCAAGATTTATTCGGGGCATACATGGGTGCTGCTCAGATGCCGAGTTTTTCGTTTGGGCCGTTACAATACCTAGACCAGATGTATGGAGGTGGGGGAAATCAGTGGCAACCCCAGCAGTTTAACCCGATGGATTTTTACCAGTCCATATATCAGCAACAACAGCCGATGCCGCAGAGACAATATGCGCAACCAGCTTCAAGAGGCTAAACACAGATTCGATAATCGTTTTCCCAAAAATCCGACTCAAACGATATATTTTCGATTTGAAAGGACGCCAAAGGCTCCGCTAAAGACAATGTTTACAGAATCCGTGGAAAATTTTGCTAGACTACAAAAGGATATAAATAGAAATCGTCTGGAAACAAAATATTCGAGGTTTTTAGAGTAACTTGACTTCCACTTAAGTCTTTGATATAATTATGATTATGAAACAATACAAAGACAAAAATTGGTTACATAAAATGTACTGGGATAAGAAATTATCGATAAGAAAAATTGCTAAAATTTGTAATATCGGCAGGACTACGGTTTTTTATTGGATGAATAAACTTGGTATTCCTCGGCAAGACAAAGCAGACGCGTCTAAAAAATATCTAATAAATGATGCTATATTTGAGAATTGTGACACTCCAGAAAAGGCATATTGGTTGGGGTTTATTATGGCTGATGGATGTGTACATAAAACGAGTGATAAAAGTTACACCTTAGAAATAAAATTAAATCATAAAGACAAGGAACATCTATATAAATTTAGGGAGTTTCTTAATTCTGATGTGCCCATAAAAGAACGGTGGGAAACGAGCCCCCTTGTTGGAATGCGTAAATCCGCCCTAATTGTGATACACCGAAAGAAGATTGTCGAAAGTGTGGAGAAGTATGGAATTATTCAAAGAAAAACTGGCAAAGAACAAATCAAGAATATCCCCGAGAAATATTACCCCGATTTCATTCGAGGCTATTTTGATGGGGATGGTTGCCTCTGTGGTACTAGAAAAAAAGAGCGAGCGGGGATAGATTTGTATTTTACTATTACATGCGCATCAAAATTACTCTTGACGCAGATTCAAAACATTTTAATTAAAAATCGCGGTTTATCTAAGACAAAAATTTACAGTTCAAAGAAATATTGTTATAATCTGATTTATGGTGGGAATCTTCAAGTCCCAAGGATTTTTAATTATTTATTACAAAACTCTAACGTGAAATTAGAGAGAAAATATAAAGCATTAACGGAGATATAATTATGATAGACTTTACAAATTTTCCCTACCCAGAACAGTGGGGCGAAGCCAGTGATTTTTGGTCACAGATGTTAAAAACGGGGATGCCGACAGATATTTCTGATTGGTGGAAGTCCCAGCAGACCAAGGCAGGATATAACATAACAAGAGCAGGTAAAGAAGCTGCCGAGCAATTCGGACTAGGTGGAATGCGTTATAGCACGCCTTTGGGACAACAGTTAGGGCGCATAGGTGCTGAAACTACTGCAGGAATTATGCCCGAGTATTGGCGTATGGGCATGGGTGCTCAGGAAGCCGCTAGGGGACGACAGATGGGTGCAGCACAGAATCTTTGGGGAGCAGGTGGTGATTATGCCAGGTTGCCCATGGAAGTAGGTGAGAGAATGCTAGGAATGGGTGGGGAAGTACAACGACAGCAGATGGTTGCGCAGTACCCAGCAACGCAGGAATGGTCTCGCATGAGGCCAGAGGCCAACCCATACCTACAAATGGGTCAACAGTTTCCTTATGGACAGTTTGGACAGATGCCGCAAATGTACCAACCTAGCTTCGGTGGTCAGTTACTAGAAACGGGTGCCTCGATAGCACCTTGGTTATTATAGAGGTGATGAAATGAATGGATACGGAAGAAGAGGATACCCCATGCCGCAAGGTGGTGCGGGCTATAATCCCTACAGTAAGTACCCTAATTTCGCGGGCATAGCACAACAGTTCATGCAGAACATGATGATGATGAAGCAGATGAAACAACAAAGAGAACAGCAGACGTGGCAGAGGGGAATGAGAGAAAAAGAATTTGGATTAAAAGAAAGACAAGCTGAACAAGTACAGCCAACTAAACCACCCACAATACCAGCAAGAGTACAAGAAGCAATCGCAGCTACAGATCAGGGTGGTATACCATACGAAGAAATAAACTGGAGTCCTGTAGGGAAGAAGTTAGATGAGTGGCGTGCTAGACCAGAGAAGAAAGAGGAAGAAGATACGGCAAGAGCAGATGCATATACAAGGCACCGAAATTTGTTAAAAAGTGCACTGACACGATTAGGGAAAGAAAGAACAACATTAAATCAACGGTCAAGACCCAGCCAATCAGAACTTGAATCTGGGATAATGCCAGAAAGAAAAAAAGCATTCATGGATGAGTCAAAAAACGTAGAAGAGGCACTTAATTTATTAAGCAAGATGGAATCTTATATGGAGAGTGGGTCACCCCTTGGCAAGAGACAAGAAGCTGCCTTGAAGAAAATTATAGGAGACATTGGTGGCGTAAGAAGCGGGAAAGCATTAGAGGACATTAGAGCTTTATGGGCTAAGGAATTAGAATCACCTCCCCAAATTACCACACGGAAGCAATTTAAAAATAAAAAGACAGGTAAATTAGACTGGTTTAGATGGGACGGGAGTAAGTGGATTAAAGAATGAACGGATTACAAGCCCCCCCAGGGTACGAGGAAATAGAAGAGAAAAAGAAACCTCTTGCTATGCCTCGAATACTGCCTCCTGGGTATGAAGAAGCACCCAAGAAAGAACTTGAGCCAATCAGAAGAGAACCCGAACTGGGTGATTGGAAAAAAGAACTTCCAGGGGCAATCAAGGAAACATTAGGGGAGTTACCTGTAGCACAACTCGGGAAAAAGAAATACTGGATAGAGGCTGGTGAGAATCTTAGTAAGGGGATATCTGGGTTTCTTCAAGCTATAACTGGTATGCCAGGAAGACAGGTAGAAGAAGAAGCGAGGTTAGCCGCCATGAGAGGAGCGGTGGGAGAAAGACCGTCTCCCGTTAAGGTGGCTGGTATGATCGGAAAAGAAGTGGGGAAGATGGGTTTTGAGTTTGTGGCATTCCTACCGAAAATCGCCATCGCACTCGCCAAAGACCCAATCAAAGAAGTGAGGGACAATCCTCTCGGAGTCGGACTTCTGGTTGCTTCGGTAGTAGGAGTTTCGGGAGCTAGAATAAGGAGTAAGGCAAGGACAGGTAAACCGATACTTAAACAGGATATGGCTAAGGCTATAGATTCAATCCCCGAAAGTATTTTAACCAAGAAACAAAAAGCTAAGATAAAACCAGCACTCCCCGAGCAGATGGAGTTATCATTTGGTAAAGCAGAAGCAATAACTCCAGTACAAAAGATTATAACCGCCCTCAAGGAAGCGAAGCCACTCAGGGCAAAACAGGAAGTATTATATACGGCAGAGCGTGCCAAGAGGTTCCCAAAAGCAATGGAAGCTCTCGAAAAAGTCAGGGGAAGAAAGGGGTTTGAGGCTGCAAAAGCAAAGCTGAAAGGTGAAATGGAGAAGGTTGAATTCGAGTCTCTCAAATTGACGCAAGCTGATGTTGAATCGTTATTTAATCAAATTATTGATAGCCCAGCAGTAGCAGGTATTGAAAAAATACCAGCAGGACTAGGGCTTGCTAAGTTACTCGGAGAAAAGGGCGGTGTAGTACCCACCGCAGGTGAATTAGTACTACTCAATAGAGTTTTTCCCAAAGAACTCGTTCAAACCATATTAAGTAAGCGTCCCCGATGGGAAAAGATTAAAGCTGGCTTAATAGAGGCAGCAAATGTTCCCCGTGCTCTCATGGCATCATACGATTTGTCTTTTATGCTCAGGCAGGGTATATTTCTTGCGGCTCGTTATCCCAAAGAGTTTCTCTCTTCTTTTGCCAAACAATTTAAGCTATTTGGAAGTGAAAAAGCATTTAAAGCATTAACTGAAAATATAGTTAATCGCCCAACTTATAAATTAGCGAAGCGTGGCAGAGGACAAAAGGAGTTGGCACTTACAGAGCTAGGTGGGCCTCTTAGCTTGCGAGAAGAGGCGTTTTTTGGAGCAGCGATGGCAGAGAAAATACCCATCGTTGGTCTTGGCGTCAGGGCATCAAACCGAGCATATACAGGTGCTGCGAATAAACTAAGAATGGATGTGTTTGATCACTTAATAAAGGGAGCCGAGAAAACTGGACGAAATCCATGGAAAGACCCTGGGCTTGTAGACAGCATCATTGATTTTATTAATGCGGGGAGTGGGCGTGGTGCGATGCCGAAAGCACTTCAAAAATCTGCCGTTGCTCTTAATACGGCTCTATTCTCGCCTCGATTGATGAGTTCTCGGATGAGTTTACTTAGTCCCCGTTTTTATTATAAGTTAGACAAGTTTACTAGGAGGCAGGCATTACAATCTTTATTCGCATTCGCTGGGATGACCACGACTGTTTTAGCGTTAGCGAAGGCGAGTGGTGCTGAGGTAGAAACTAATCTTCTCAGCTCTGATTTTGGTAAGATTAAAATTGGAGACACCCGCATAGATATTATGGGTGGTTTTCAACAATACATCAGAACAGCAGCACAGTTTACGATGGGCAAAACCATCAGCACAACAACGGGAAAGGTCACGAAAACTGGAGAGGGATACAAACCCATATCTAGGGGGCAAATTGTAGGCAGGGGATTAGAATATAAGTTAGCTCCTGTTGCATCTTTCGCCATTGCTTTATACCGTGGACGGAATATCTTCGGTGGGCCACTCGACATACCCGAAGAGGTTGCCAAGCGGTTCGTGCCGATGGTCATACAGGATGTAATTGATTTAGCTAAAGATGACCCCGAATTATTACCAGTATCTATTCTGGGTTTTTTCGGTACTGGGATACAAACATACGGGGCAAAGAAAAAGAAGGGGGTTATTTATTGAAAAAATCAAAAATAAGAACAGGCGTAGCCTTTGTAATTTGGGCTGTCTTGCTTACTGGTGCTTTTACATTTACCGCGAAATTCCCCGACGCCAAGTTTGACATATACGCCATGTGGCTGACGGTGGGACTAACAGCATATACGGGGAAGAGATTATTTCAGAGGCATCCAAAGTTAAATGGTCACTTAAGGGAAAAATAAATGCATGAAGACGATTATCTAACTGTCGGAGATTTAAAGCGTTGGATAAAAGAATATAAATTACCAGATGATACCAAGATTTATGTTGAAATGCCATGCAATTGTACTGCGAAATCTCTTAAGGAGGCAAACCTGTCAGACTTAATATTAAAAAGGTCAAAATGGGAAGGAACTCAAAGATATATTCGAGCATGGGGGCCCTGCCTGAGACTTAAAGAAAAGAAAAGGAATTTATATATAGAGATTTATTACTAAGATGAAAAAACTAAGTTCATGGATATTAGTTGGCATACTTGTCCTTGGCATAGTTTTTCTTGCCCTCGACAACTGCGGCAACACCGACAAGTACAACAAGCTCAAGGGTGAATACGAAACATACTCTACAATATCGAAGATAATTATAAAAGAGTCTATCCAAGCTATAGATGTACAGAATGATGAAATCGGTATCTTAGCAAAGAAGATAACCTACCTGCATGGTATTATCGAGGTAAAGGATGAAGACCTTGCCGACAAAGAAGAAGAACTCGGGGAACTTAAGAGAGACTTTGCTGACCTTGAGGAGTGCCAGGCTCAGTATGATAAGCTAGTCGAGGCATTCTCGCTAGCGAAGGGCATAATAAAAGAACTGGGAAAACCGATAAAATATTATGATGAACATGGAAATAGGAAATTTAGATACCCAGAGGGAACTGTTACATTTAACTTGAATGAAAAATACGAGAAACAAATCAAAATCTCAACTTCTTATAAAACGATGTATGAATCAGAACACACCCTTAGATTAAGCGGTGAGAGAGTTATTGGGGAAGGTGACAAAGCCCTCAAGAAGATACGGTTATTTTCAAAAGCTAAGACAGGTATCGTCGTAGGATTGTCTTTACTTATTCTTTATAATATGGTAAAATAAATCCATGCCTCACCTCGATTCTAAAAAGTGGGAGAGAGTTATTCTGGGTATACTTGAAAAAGAAGATGATTTTCGCGGAGCTTCCTTGAGTAAGAGCTTAGATTCTTTCTTTGCCCCGAGACAAAAGGAAATTATTTTCAGAAGATTATATGGATTCCCCCAGTCTAAGACGGAAAAAGAGTATTATTCCCGTATAATAAAAAAGAAACTACGAGCTTTGGCGAATCCAATGCTACAAAGACTTGTAAATTATTTACCATAAGGAAATAACATGACAGCTGATGATGTGTATCAAGTACTCAAAGACTTTATTAAAAACGATTTTTGCCATCTTCGAAAGAAGGTAGACAAGCTACTCTGGATTATTATTACAGGGCTGGTAACTATCATCTTTTTGCTGGTAAGATGACGAAAAAAATATCACCCATAGAAGAACATAAGCAGGCTGACCTGATTCTCATACGTGAGAAACTTTTAGGTATTATAAGGAATGAATATAAGTGTGATGTGTGTAAGGTTGCCCTAAGAGAAAAAAACCCTGTTTCTAAGGACATAACAGATGCTTCAAAACTACTTGCCCGTATGCACAAGGCTTTAAGCCCAGAGAAGATACAAGAAAGAACTCCTCAAGAAAAGAAAGCCCCTGAGCTTTCCCCTTCCGAAAAAGTAGAGGTAGACGACTTATTGAAAAATGAATCTTAATCAGGTTCGTTACCTCTGCGACAAATCCTTCTATCATTTTGTCCGCATAATTGGCGGGTCAGTAAACCAAGGGCGAGATATTATCCCAGAAATCCACAAAAAATTCTGCGATGCATGGCAAGACCCCTCCAACAAACGCATAGGTGCTGGTATGGCTAGAGGGTGGAGGAAGACGGTAGTTCTCACTGGATGGGATATAATTTATACTTACCTTCGGGATATAGAAGAACGACAACTAATAGGCACAGAAAAAGAGCGACTAGGAACAGACATATTGAAATGGGTAAAGTTACAACTCATGCAGAATAAACTACTGAGAAAGGTATATGAAGACAAGCTCAAATATATTGATAACATGTGGACTAAGAATAATCCATGGAAGGCTACGGCAATAGAGTTACCCAAGAAGGGGTTATATACTTCTCCTAGTGCTCAAGTACTTGGCATCAGGGGTGCTGCCCAAGGTGGGCATTTCACCACAATACATCTAGACGACATAATCGGGCAGGCAGCCATCGAGTCTGAAATTGTCATGACAGATGCCTTTGACTGGATTGATAACCTTACCGAACTTTTAGTAGAACCAGATTACATGAAGCTCCATGCAAGTAGGGTGAAGATAACGGGTTCTCCTTGGGGTTCGGGGGATATATATGACTATGTTAGGAGAGAATTCCCCGAATATAAATGGTTGGTTGCTCCCTGTCAGAAGAATGTAAATTTGAAGGACAAAGAGAATTTTAAATGGATTCAGCACCCTGGGGTAGCCCACGGAGAATCAAATTTCCCCCTCTTCCCTACAAGTTATTATGAAGACCTGAAGATTAAGAAACCATTTGTATACTGGACACAGCACGCCTGTCAGCCAGAAGAGGCAACAAGTCTTCATAAATTTGACTCCAAGTGGCTCAAGTATTTTAGATTCGATAAGAGAGACAAGGGACTATATATTATTTGCCTCGATGATAAGATGGAGGACACAGAAGAGATTTTCCCGTTATCTGACATTAAACTCTATGGAATTATAGACCCAGGTGCATTTGCCGAAGTTAGGTCAAAGAGAGGTTCTCGCAATGCCCTTCTTATAGGTGGTCAAGCAAAAGATTCGCACAAGAAGTTTGTAGTACACACAGAAGCCAATAGGATAAAAGAACCAGAGAAGTTTATTGATATCATATTTGATGCCGACAAAGAATGGAAACCAAGGAAGTGGGAGATAGAAACAGTTGCTGCCCAGAACTATATTTATGAAGACATAAAAGAAGCACGGAGAAGGCGAGGAACACACCTAAGCATTTCACCCCTTGAAAGAGATGTGAAAAAAGATGCCAAGGACAGTGACATACAAGCTCTTGTCAACTCTTTTTACATGGGCGAAATATACATAATTCAGGGCATGAAAGATTTTATCTCAGAGTATAGAGATTATCCTGGTGGGTTAACTAATGATTTAATAGATTGCCTCGGTAAGTTGTTTAAGTATCATATGTCGAGGAAAGAGAAAAAAGACACCCGCCCGAAGCACGCAATGGATGACACACAAGCGGGGAGGTCTTCGGTGAGCGGTTACTGACTACTTACCCGATTTTAGTTCTTTTCTATAATGAATATCCCTGATTCCTGTTCCGATCTCAACACCGCTTCCCATAAAAGTTAATCCATATTTCTCAGCAAGTTTTTCAATCTCCTTATCAAAATCAGAATTTATTGTTGGAGTTGTAGAACCTGGAGAACTATTTTGATAATAAATTTTTAAATCTTTCATATTACCTCCCATTGGTGGGTGAGGGGTATGTAATTAGCGCAATTTACATCCCCCCGTTAGGTCAAAAAACGTCTTTCTTGACCTCGGCACCCCACCATGCCGTGTATTTACAATCCAATCTTCTTAATATCATCACTTAACTCCTTATCCTCACTTACCTTTTCAAATGCCGCCGTTTCTGGCACTTCCTCACCACTCAACTCCACATACTGCTCTTGTAAAATCTTTATCAGCGGTAGAATAAGGTCGGGGGCAATAGAGAGCCAGTCGTTTGACCTATGAATCCTCCTCTCTACTGCGTTGTGACGGTGACTCTGCATCTTTAACTCATCCTTGCCCTTAACTTTATAAACCCTTGCTATTTTTAGATACTTCTCCAGCTTAAAGACAAAGACACCTGCCCGTCGCGGGGTAAGTTCTACGTATCCCCTGTATTTACCTACTGTTGTTTTATTCATTTTTGCCCCGATTTCTTGAGTAGCTTTACCAGCATCCCCTCTATGTGGTCTAGTTGCTTTTCTTTTAGTTTTTCTGGGTTAACACAAGCACGATGAAGATAATACCTTCCGTAGTGAATCCCATCCCCGATGCCTTGAATCGGCGTGTTACATAAATCACATATCATTTACTCCTCCTCTTTTAGACTCGGTTAATCGTTGAATATTATTCACCCTTTTCCACTCATTCTTTACCCAAGTTGTTTCGGGTATGCCCTTTAAGATGCCGCCGTACTCCCAGTTGCCACAATTACACCAGTAATCCCATTCCCGTCTGTCGTCTAGCTCAGTAGACATCTCTCTTTTTATCATCAACTTCTCACATCGCGGGCATCTCTTATGTTCCTTGTAGTTCAAATCAGGAAATTTATACTTCATTTTACCTTCTCAAAGAAACAACTTAAGAAATTCTTCAGCCTCATTATCACAAAGGCGTTGTCATCCTTCCTGCCCTTCTCTTTCACGACACAAATGGGATGTTTCCCAATCGGGCAGTTATTGTTACTCTGCTCATAAACATCAGTAAGCCACTTAGGGAGCTTTTGTAATACCTTCGTTTCTCCAGCCAAATGTTCAGTCTCAAAGTCGGCACCACCCAATATACCCTTCCTTTCCACACCAAAGAGGCGTGAAATCCTTCGCTCGAACTGCTTCCATCCTGGGTTACCCATTTTTCATTCCTACCCCTGTTGGGGGTTTTTTACCCTTACTAGGCCTCGCGCCACGTACCTTACGTGCAGTGGCGGGGCTTACAGAGCGTCTGAGAGGGATATTTTTAGTCCCGACGAGCCTCTGCACACACGCGGGGCAAATAATCCCCCTATTATGATTAAGGTTCTTTTCTTTAATCTTTTTCGTGCAGTACATACAGTAGGTCATTTGCCGCGATTTCTTGTTAATTCAAGTATTAATATGTCTTGAGAAATCTCCAATGATGATAACTTCGGTTCAAGATTAACAGAGTCAGATGTTATTATAGTAGAGCTAGGTACCCTGCAATGGATTAAACCGCAATAGTAATGGTCTATTGATTTCTCTGGGGTAAAGACAACCGTCCCCCTTCCTTTCTTAATTTCAATCTTCACTCTTTCCTCCTTTGATAAACCACGATTCTATTTTTCTTTCTATATTTTACCGTCTTATAATCATCCCTGAAGTAACACAGAGAAACTGTTTTCTTTTTATAGTCTATATCTACCGTGAAAAAGTGGGTGAGTTCACAATCACAGCAGAATTCAGAATATGCCCCACCATCCTGTAGGACTCGGGGTTCACCACCTATGAGTTTCAGCCTCATTTATTATCCTCGGGTGGATGCCACCGTATAAGATAACGCCCGATAATTATATAAATTCCTATAGTAATAACCGCTAATACTGGTGCCGCGAAGGGGAATAACCAATCTGTCCACGAACCCATCATTTCTTTTCCCTCCATGAGTATGTCCCGTCTCTTTTTAAATTCGCGGCAGTAGGTAATTTAATCCAATCACACTTAAAACATTTCTCACACGGCATCATGGATACTATCCTTTCATAGTCTGCGTAAGAAGTCAAGAGTAGGGGGCGTTCAAACTTACAATGCCCGCAACGGATCATATATTGTGGCATCTAATTCCTAATAGGCTCTCTTTGTAACCACCTTACTGCTGCCGACCTCCCCACGTTTAGCTCCTTATGCCGCGGACACAGACTCCAGCGTGGGTTCTGCCAAGGCTGGGCACGGAATTTCCTATCACAATCCGTCCTACAGCATACCGTCCACCCACCACTACGCACCCCCCTTGACTGTCTCTGGGGTATAGCCCTAGTGGTATTTAATGCCCGATACCGCTTCAGATATTTCCGTTTGCGGACAATCCAGCACTCATCACAGAGTTGTAGTGTGGTATGCTTGGTTACCTCTTGCCCGCAGTTACAGTTCATTTGCCCGATTTTTCATTTACAAATATCGTTATGTAGTTGTATTGCTATTATTACTAAGAGAATAAGTGCAATTATCCCCAGGAATATAGCATCGAATGGGTGGGGCAATTTCTCAAGAAGCCAAGTAAAAAAGATTCCAAAAGCAAGGATGGCAATAAGCCCCACGATAACGATTCCGAAAGTTAATAACCAACACCACATATTTACCTCCTAATGTCGGGCATCTTTATTCCATTCGATGCCCCGATTTAAGTCATATATCAAGTTGTCTATCTGGCTAGACATCTCTTCTATCTCTGCCCCTAAATCAGCGAGGGCATTTTTCAGCATATGGTTCTCTTCTGTTAGTAAGTTATTCTCTTTAACTAAAGAAGTAACAACTCCCGCGGCAAGTACACACATAATAAGGAATATTGCCGCCAAAACGATGACAACAGCATGCTCATATCTTCTCATGCCCACACCTTCCACCATTTGCGTTCATATCTCCAACAAGCATCGAATTCCGTGGGTATGTGATAGACTTTTCCTGGCGTATGTTTAGTATTCCTGGTTACGTTATAAATGGCTGTCCCACATATATTTCTTCCTGGTTGATGCTTGCAATTATGGCAATAAACTTTCATGATTATCTCCTGGTGTTATAACCTTATATGTTTGACGGCGGTTATCCGTCTTGCCGCTGGTACACCCCCTGAAATTCACGACTATATGTTCTACGGTAGCAGCAGGTTTACCCTTTTCTTCGGCATAACTACCACTCCACTCAAGGGCAGAACCGATGATGTAATTATACCCAACACGCGTTATGATCTTTTTTCTCCCCACATCATACCACGTATAGGGAATTCTGCTTGTGATGTGGAAATGCCCGCTAAACGTGGCATCTGCGGTAGGCACTATCCTCCGTAGAGCATCAGAGCGGTTTATCTTCCCCCCTGCCGTATATCCTCCGCCGACATTATGATGAAAATAGCACTTAAAAGAACAGGGGGTCTTACTTTCTACCTGAAAAACGGCATAGCAAGAGAAGCCCTTAAAAGGAACATCTAACTGATAACCAATATATTCTTCTGGAGTCAGCCCCACTAATCTGTGTGTGCGGCTCTCGTGGTTTCCTGCGATCATAAACAACCCCTTCTCTTTTATAGGTTCAAGCAACTCTACTACATATTTCATCTGCTCTTTCGGCGGCATAATTTGGGTATACACATCAGACTTACTCCCAATTATTGCATTTTCCATCCAGTCGCCCATCCCTACCCAGTAACCAACGGGGTCGAGGTAAATTTCCTTAATGACTTTTTTTATAAACCCCTCTTTACACTGCTGACTGCCCATGTGCCAGTCACCGATGGGGTAAAGATTGAAATCTTTCATTGGGAACTTCTTGTAAAAAAACTTCATCTTACCTCCTGGTTTACATTGTTATGCGACACGCTATTCTTATCTTTAATTTCCCTCATGGTTTTTTCTAGCCTTCGGAAAGCATCGCCACAAATATCTTCCCACAAAAGACTTTGATATAATGTGGGGTTCTCTTCTTCCCATGTTAATTTCGTTGGGTATTTAGTTGACATAATATCCCTTATCCGACACAGTTATCTCACTCTCCGTGCTTTATTCATGCAATCTAAACATCTTCTTGCTGAAGGAATACTTCCCAAAATTGTATAGAGATATTTTCTTCCAGCTTTAATTTTTGTGCCACATTCAAAACACAAATAATTATTTATCGCCGTTCTTATAGAATCGCTTGCGAATAAACTTATGAATCTTCCATTAATATATACTGATCGTAACTTGGTCATTGTCCTTTAGTTGACATACTTCTCCCTATTTACCGCCGATTTCCATGAATCGTCCATAACAAAGATAGCAACATATCTTTGGGGATATTCTCCAACCATTCCAAATTATTGGAAGATTCTGTGTTGCTCTTTTTTTATTTGTCTCATTGCTATAGTAGGTGGTTTTTCTTCCACAAGCACACTTAATATCCAAGACATATCTTGTTATTTTACGTGGTGTTATCGTTCCTTTCTCCATTTCATTCTCCTGAAGTTGACATAATTACTATTATGCGACACTATGAAATTGCCCTCCAGGGCAACCTTAAATAGCCATACACACAGCCACCTGTTGTGTCACATGGACACCCAGAACAACGATAATATTTGTGTCCTTCTGGACATAGTGGAATCTTTTCTCCATTTTCCCAGCCCATCCACACTATATGCCAAACTATGTGATGAGCTTCTCTAATTTCAACCATCCTTACCTCCTTTAGTTGACATAATCCTCTCTATTTGCCCCGTTTTTTTAATCTAAAGATAATATCGGGAACTACATGAAAATGTGAAATACTCATAAGTTCTAATTCAACCTCATTCTTACTTTGCTCTAACTCAAAGTGAATATTTGAATCATCCGATTTAGTGCATTTTCTTGTATCTTTAATGGCTTTCTCTAATTGTTTTAATGTAAATTTTTTCATTCTCTACCCTCTAGTTGACATAATCCTTCTTATGCGACACTGATTTTTCTTCCGTTATAAGTAAAAGCTATGCCAAGTTCACCATATACTTTATGTCCATGTTTTTTGGCGTGAATCTTTGCGATTGCTTGAGCATTTTTATAACTCTGGGTTTCCCAATCACAATCATCACATTTTACAATGGCATGAATAACACCATATGAATATTTCATCCTCTCTTCCTAGTTGACATATTCTTATGCGACACAGGTTATTTATCCGATTTTTCCCCTTCTAGTAATTCTTCTATTCTGGAAATTAATTTAGTTGCTTCTTCCCTGTCTTTCTTTCCAGCTTTAATATCATCCTTGATTCTCTTGGCTATCTTTAAGTATCCCTTAGCAGTTTTTGTCCTAATGTTTCTCATCAATCAATTCCCTAATTTGTTCATAGGCTACTTCATCATTTGCACCAGACCAAATTTTCGCTTCCTTTGCCTGTCCCCGTAGCCAAGAAAACCAGTAAAGTAATTCTTCTTTGTTTAATTCAATATTATTCATATTACCTCCTACCATATTGGTCTTGTCCAACAGCCCACATCTGAGAAGTCGTGGCCGTCGCATATCTTGAAAGTCCTCGTCATCCCATTGGGGCTTTCCTTACCACGCCTATTCTTAGCCTTGACTATCTTTATTATCCCATCATCTATAGAAAGATAAAGGCGTGACTTCCCGATGCTTTTTGCCCCACCAATACCAAGGTCTACGTCTATGTATTTACCAGCCTTAAAGTCATACCGTTTTGGGTTCTTTTGAATGGCTACTAGGGCAATACCCTTATCTAACTTGTTGTGTATCTCTTTAAGTGGTGTGCCAATTTCAGCGAAACCCTCTGTCACATCAAGGTAGTCTATTAGATTGATTGCGTTTGGTTTAATAACATCCGCAAAGGCATCCTCTCTTTCCCAGAAAGTACATTTCCAGTCTTCCTTTCTTATATCCCTAAACAACCCCAGGCGTACCGCTAATTCAGAATCACCTGCTTCGTTGATGAATAAATGAATTTCGTGTTTATCCATATTGAGCTTTGCAAACTCTAACAGGAATCCCGACTTGCCTGCATCGCTCTTTCCCGCTACCACGATCAGACTCTTGGGATATATCTTAACATACTCCTCTATTCCCAGTGGGAACTTCAACGGTATTTCTATGGTTGGGGCATCCTGCCAGTTCATAATCTCGCACTCTCTCTCTATCCTACGGTATACCCCCTGTTTTGAACCATACTTCTCAATAACCCCACCCTCTCTCAACCGCCTGAGAATGATGCTAATATTCTTCATGTCTTTCCTATGTTGCTCTGGTTCTGTAGACAGGTGTAGACTTTTGACGACTTCCGTAGAGAAAAAGTAGCCATCTGTAGACATTACGAATTCCTTAACTTCTTCTGCCAGTGACTTTTTATTGGTGATTTCATCCAGTGCCTCGTCTATTGCGGCTTGTATGTCCTTGTCCTTGCCGAGTTTTGCCGCGACACGTATCTTGCCTAGAGCCTCTTGTGATAGTTTCATCCATTGTCCGATTTTACTAACTTCAATAAGTCCCTCATTGTTTGGTCTTGGGTAAGGTGGGGATCAATTGTGATTGCTCGTATCTCATCAAGTTCTTCCAACCTTGCCTCGATTTGCCGACATGCTTGTTGTAGCCTTTCTTTTCTTTCACCAAGTTCTGCGGGGGGAATGTCATATCTGAGGCTCTCTAGGTTCGTTACGCTTAATGCAAAAGTATCTATTAATGCTTCCAAAAGTTCTTCCTTATTTAGTTTACTCACCTTTACCTCCTATCTATCACGTTAGATTTCTTATTTGTCCAATTACAAATCTCGCACAAGATTCGCATAAATCAATCATTTCTCCGCTTCCATCAAGATAATCGTTCCACGCTATTGAAATTAACTCCCCCAATACCTGCATTTTCTTATTGCACATCTTACATGTTGAATGACATTTCCTTGTCGGCAAATCGGGTAATACCTCATATAGAACCTTAGTGTCTATTGTTTTCATTACCTATCTCCTTAGACTTGGTATTTCTTTCAGACTCCGTAAAATGAATTCTAGCTCATCAACCTGTTTTTTCCTGCTCATCTTATAGAAATCTTTCCAATCCAAATCAATTTTAGTTATACAATTCTCCTTATTGAATTCAATGGCAGTTCCCCATTTAGGGTGTGCAATCGGGATATTGTTTTTATTCAATTTTACCTCCCTGTCTATCACGTTAGATTTTTGCGGGCATCTAATAGTCATCGCCCTTTTTGGTTAAACACTTGTACCGCCATGCCTCCCGTATACTCCAGATAGTGCCCCTGTTGAAACACTTTTCGCAAATCATTTCAGAGTACCCCTCGATATTATAGATAAGACTGTATACGTCATGTTCAAACTGTCGGTGGCAGATGTCACAGCACCAAAATCCCTCAACTTCCTTTATATCTACTGAGTTAGACACTTACTTGCCCGATTTTATGTCCCTATTACAGATATTCCTATCGTAGCCTCGCCACCTTTTTGGTGTTTGTGCGCCTTGAGGATAGTTCCTGTCCTGTGCATTTCCTTATTCAATTTTTCAACCTCTTTTTCTAATCCTTGTATCTTTTCCTCTATGTATGCGAATGGAGTTCTCTCATCAATCTCATCTATCAATTCACCAAATAATACATCGTCATCTCCCGTATCTTCAACCTTGTCTAGTAATTGAGATGTTTTTAATTTTTTTATATCCATTTTAACCTCCTAGGTTATTTTGTGGCATTTTAGTTCTGCTCTGAATGAGGGTTTCATGGTGTCTAACGAAGGAGCCCACGAACGTCATTGGTTCGTTGCGGGCCTTACAGCCCACCTTCTTTGGTTATAAGTCACCAATTCACCCTCATTTTGTGGCATTTAATTCCTCATATAATTTATCTATTAAATCAAAGACATAATCAAAAATCTGGTTCTTATAGAGACAAAGGAAACTATCCACACCTATCCCATGCAGTTCCCTAATATGACATTCATGACATAAGGGCAGAAGATGAGAAGAAAGACCGCCAGCCTTATCAGTCCTTGGAAAATGAGCTTTTTCGCTCTTCCTTTTCTCATGAAATATACAACTATGTTCTCCCACGTAATCTGTATAATTTTTATTTATTCCCCGTTGCACCTCCTTTTGTGCTGGCATAGGCTGGCGACCCTTCTCTTTGCGTATCTGGTTAAGAAGGTCTTTATATGACCATGTTTTTGCTCGTGAGAGCCACTCTACGGGGTCTTTATCAACAAAAGGTAGTATTAGCTGTAGTCTTTTATGCCCAATTTCTGCGAGATACCCGACATCGTAGTTGAGTTCTTCCACGTATTTCTCAAATAACCTAATATATGAGTAGCAAGTAGATCGGGCAAATCCAATTTCAGGCATAGCTAAGAACTCATTAAAACTACCACACTCTGAATCAAGGTGTTTAAAAAGTTTCTTATCCCTTATCTGCTTGAACAAATGCCCGAGGTAAATAACTCGGTTAGTTTCGGCAGACTTGGCTTCTACGATTTTGGTGTACAGGTCAAAGGCTACGTCAGCTTTCTCTGCTTTGTTCACTTATTTGCCCCGATTTCGTGTTCTCCCATGTAATAAATCATGATATCCCGTTGTTACTAAAGCTAGATTGAGAATATAATTGTTGCGTATATTTCCGTCAACATGATGTACCTCATAATTAGCTGGAATATCTTGCCTCCAATATCGTATCCAATTTGTTTTTGCCCTCACCCCAAGATTTCTACGTCTTTTTTGTCGCCCATTTCTTTTACTCGATTTATATTCAATGTGCCCATAACGCTCCCTGAGAATTAATTCCCACTTCTCACGCATTATCACCTTCTGTCTACCCCGTTAGACATCGGGGCATCCCTCATAGTCCTTAATTTCCCTTAATAACATCTGCACTATCTCCAGTGGCATATTCATCTTTTCTTCTAATATTTTGCGGGCATCTTCTACGGGTATAGAAGTCCTGCCAAAATGCCGTATAGCTTGTTGTAATGTCCATCCCTTGTCATAAATCTTATTATCACACCACAATAACCCGTATAGGGCGCAAGTGTGGCATGGTTTACAATTAAACTCCTTCGCCCACAAGAGACAAAAGTTCCGCAATATATCTTTATCGTGTTCCTTCATTTCCTAAAACAGTCCCTTATATCTGCCGTGAGGCATAATAAAAAAGCAAGTAATATAAGCCACCCGTGATTATCTTTTATTACTACGTGAAAATGGTCAAACACAATAGATGCGATAAGGAAAAGTAGTAGCCTCACCTCAACTCCTTCTTTAGTTTATAAATCTCTAGTAGTTTAATGAATATTTCCCATGCCGCGCTACCCATCTCGGGGGTAACCTCCTTCTCTATGAAAGACTCACCCTTGGTGCGTGGTATATTTAGTATCCTCACCTTCTCTCCTTCATGCCCGTTTTCATATAGTAACTGCTGATACGCGGTGACTTGTATCACCATCTCTGGGTAAAGTCCCTTCCCTGTTTTGAGGTCAATCAGTTCGTTTACTCCGTCTACCTTAGCGTAGATGTCAGGTGTACCCCCATATCCAAGTCTTTCATTTACCAGGGGAGTTTCTATAAGTATGGGTTCTATCTTCTTCCCCTTTGCCCAGTGAAAGAAGCTGTCTGCCGCGTTCTGGGCAAAATTAATCTGGTTCATCGAGTAATCATCTGTGCATGTAGTGTTGCCCAGTAGGCTGTCTGTGACAATTTTGTGCGCGAGTGTCCCTATCTCAGCCTTATCGTCCACGAATTTGGTTGTGTCAATTCCTTCCAGCCCCTTCCTATTAGCCCAGTTCACCAGTATTTGCTTATTCCACCCCAGTTGCCCCGTGATGGTAGTTACACCAGGGCATCTCTTACCAGTTTCTAATCTATATCGTTGGTGCGCTTTTGATTTCACTTACTTGCCGCCGATTCTTATCTCTTGATCGTAAGGAAATTCTACACTTACCCCAAAGTTGAAAAGGGTTATTCCGAAGAACCGAAATGATGGGTGTATATCTGCGTAAATCTCAAGAAGATGAATCGGGAAACAATGACCATCTTTCATGGAACAACTAAGCCAATAATTAGAAAATTCTATCTTCATTTCCCCTCCAAGACATATTTTTCCCACCTTCTTGCTATTGCCACGCCTACCTCGGCATCGTTTTCATTCTCAAGCCTCATCCCACTACCCACGGCCTTCACACAACATTCTCTGATAATGTGAACATCCTTAGTGGTCATGTCTACTGTGGTAGACGGGACAGGCTTCATTTCTACCCTTGACTCTTCCTCAACCGACCTATTAATTAATTCTTCTTGGCTAAGTTCGCTTAGTTCTTTTCTGGAAAGGTCTTTTAAATCTGGTGGTCGTGGTTCTTTTTCAAGCATCCTCTCTACCTCTGCTTCGGGGCTATCCTTGGGTCGTTGGTCAGATGATGGTTCATCTGGTGGCTTTAAGTCCGCATTCACATCTACATCGGGTACTTTTAACTGGATATTGTTTATGTTCAAAAATCCCTTCTCGGTTTTGAATATCTCCACCTCGACTTCCGAGCCTTTTTCTATTACCTTACATGCCTGAAATACTTCGGGGGCACTTTGTTCAAAAGCACTTACCCAGACATCACCCTTTTTGTACCCACCCTTCTTAAGTAGTTCCCAGTCTGTCCATTGTTTCCAGTCCCCCTCGTTAGAGAAAAACGTAGTATTCTCCAGCAAGACAGAAACGCGGGCATCCTTAAACGTGACAGCTTTTATTGTTCCGTTAAATCTATACTGTGGCATCTTCTAAACCTCCTTGCCCGCTATATGCGGGCATCTTATAGTCTATTCTTCTTTCACGGGTACGTCAAGAACTTTCTTTATAGAACACACCCACCTAGGGAAAAAGGAGTTGATGCCCCAAGGTGGACTGTTCGGAGCACCTGTAAAACCCTTCGATGAGTGTGTCTTGTAGACAGTTGTGGACGTTTGATGACACTCGTAGAAAGCATGACGACAAACTGTAGACACTTTCTTAAACATCTCCCCCCGAGAACACCCCACGCGCACAGGTGCGTGCGTATAAAGAATATAAGAATATTATATAAAGACTAAGTACTAAAACCTTTCTCATAAAGGGACGCATTATTTGCCCGATTTTGTGATAGTCACGCCGATTTCGTTGAGCATCTCTTTCATGACATCTGCTACATATCCCCAGTTTTTATGTGTTTCCACTCTATACTGTGCCTCGTATGCCCACTCCTTGATGTTTTTCTCTATGATAGTAGGTTGGTTCTTTATGATTGCCACGATTTGGTTATATGCCCGCAAGTCTTTCGGGGGCTTTGTGCGGGGAAATCTATAGGCATATTCCAGGGATTCCAAGAGTTCTTCTTTTTTCATTTTTCCCTCCGTCTACCGCGATAGATGAATTGGTTGCCGTGTGAGCCTCTACTTGCCGCGGCACACAGCGCGGCAGTAAAAAATCCTACTATACCTCCAATGAAAAGTCCTATAATAAACCATAACATCTTAGACCTCCTTTACTTACAAATATCGTCATGGAGTTTAATTACTATTATTATTATGAGAATAAGTGTTATCGTTCCTATGAATATCGCATCAAATGGGCGAGGCAATTTCTCAAGAAGCCAAGTAAAAAATACCCCAAAGGCGATAACAGCGATTGTTCCCACAATAACGATTCCAAATGTTAATAGCCAACACCACATATTTACCTCCTATTTGTTTAAATCCCTAGACGCGGGCATATTTTGACCACATCTCTTACATACTTTTTTCTTATTAAATGCCGCGAAATACCTTAGCTCGATCATTCCGAAATTCCAAAACTTAAATTCGGGTTCACGTCTATTGGGATAGACACCTTTAGACCAGAGCCAGGATCGCGGCATCCAAAAGAGTATCTCCCACTTACCGAAATTCATTTTTCTGTCTCATTTATTCCCCATTTTTCTATGTTATAGCTGGTGAAATATTTTTTCTTGGCTTTTTGTTCCCTGAGAAATTGATGGGCTACTGCACTCTTGGAAAATACGCCCAAAATATCCACATCTTCATAACCAGTGTATTTAAGGACTATCCAAACTTTCATTTTATTTCTCCTTGTCTACCTTGTCAGTCATCATCTCCTCCCTTTTCATACCAGCATTTCAAGCACATATACCCCGATTCCGTGGCAGCAACCTCATCTCTACTCAAATTAGATCGCGGGCATTTACAACAGTTGTAATGGTAGATTTCACCAAGCCAGTCAAGGATGTCTTCGTTTCTCATTTTTGCCTCGATTAACCATTAAATCCTGGGTTCTCCTTATCCCATTTCTGCCAACACTCTTCTTTCGATGAGAATTTCTTACATGAAGAAAACGCCCCACACGCCCAACATTCTTTCCAATCTGGTTTTAGTTTGTAATTAGCTGACTGATACCACCATGCGGGACAAGTGTACTTCCTCATTTCTGTCCCTTTGATGAATTTGTCACCCCGTAGCCAATCCTTGTAGGGTAATCCTCCGAATACGGAACTCTCATCAATTCCTATGCCTGGATTACACTTAACTACCCTAATAATGTCATGCCTCTCTCTTCGTTCCTTAAATGGTGTGTACTTGTGCTTAAAACGGAAACACCCCGTACCTTCACATTTGTGACAAATTACTCCTGCTTTCTTCAACTCGGCAAGACCCTTGTAAATCCCAGTTCCTTCACATGACTTACATTCTTCATTAAATTCTATTTCTTTCATTCTTTCCTCCCATCTACCCCGCTAGACAGATCGCGGCATAACTTCTCTATACTCTCTTTTAACTTATCATATGCCCGCAACCTTGCCACGATTTCATGCGTGTACTCTTCTATTTCATTAGGAGTGTAATCAGTTTGTTCTGGGTGATAAATTATATTGTCGAAAAATCCCACAAGGTCTTCTGTTCTTATCATGTTACCTCCTTATTTGCCCCAATTTTCTTACCGCAAAATGGGCAGTGGGTAATTTCAAATATTAAATTATCCCTCTCATCTACTATATAAACTTCTCCCCCTGAACTAATTTCAATGTATCCATAATCGCACTCTACGAACCCCCCGAAATCTTTGCAACAATATTTCATTTTAGTAATTCGGTTTTTGTCACCTTGCTTCCTTATTTGTCCTGATTTTTCTTCGACTGTGCAAGGTTTACCGCACTTGGCGCATACCCAATTTATTTTTGACAAATCCCAAGATTTGGGCAATGAATCTTCTCCATTGTACAAAATATAATCTTCTGGAGTCATTACTCCCAGGTTGCAACACTTACTTTTCATTTCCCCAAGGCTCTCCCTATTGCTTGTTGCCGATATTTATTATAAGCTTTTTCTGTAACAAATCTTATCCCACAGTGTCCCAAGTATTCATCTGAAAAATTAGCAAGTGTAAGCCCATTGAATTCCCTTCCATCATCCATCTTGAGGTTAACAAATACCCCAAACTTATCTTGTTGTTGACTTGTTATGATCCCACATCCCCCATCATTCGCCATATCTCCAGTGTAATAAATCCTCGTTCCTTTTTCAAGGTTTTCCTTATTCATTTCATCTCCTTTTATTAAATTTATTACTTGCCCGATTTTCGGGCATCTCTAATATCATGTTATCTCCTTTTGCCCCGATTTTACTTCCCATTTTTCTACATTATACGAGACGAAATGCTCTTTTTTTGCTTTCTGTTCTTTCATAAATTGGTGAGCTACTGCACTTCTATGGAATACACCCATGATATAGACATCTTCATAGCCTCTGTATTCGATAACTATCCAAACCTTCATTTTTCCTCCTTGCCTCCTCCTTATTTGTCTTACCCGATAGACGTTTCGGGGCAATACCTCTGCTTAACCACCTACTAGCTCTATTCTCCCACTTCAGCACCTTATTACTCCCATAAATCCTCAGACCACATTCGGGGCAAATAATCTTAACCTCATCTGCGGGCAATACAAAGAATAAGGGCATCATACAGTTGGGACAAAATGTTGTTATTTCGTTCATTTCTTCACCTTTCTTTATGAAAATCTTGAATAGCCTGAAACCGCACCCCCTCAAAATCTTCCCATTTTAAATTATTTTCTGCGCAATAATCCTTGACGGCTTCTAGGGTATCCCCACAAAAATCAAGAGTATTGTGAACTACCCAAGAAATCTCGACCTCATGTTTACTTTTTTCCATTACATTCTCCTTTCTATTTGCCCCGATTCAACCTCTTCAATAAGTGAGCGAATAAAGTCAGTTACCTGTTTTAGACTGAATGTTTCGTAATACAGATAATTATAAAGCTCTACTGCCTTTCCTTTTAACCATTCCTCTGTAATCTCCGACTTTATCATTTCATCCCCTTATTTTGCTCCGATTTTCCCTCCTCAAGCACGGCTAATACGGCTTTCAGGCAAGCTTCGAGTGGGGTTTTGCCACTCCCTACTTGTTGAGTTTCCGTATACTCATCCATCCATAACCACCACTCTTTTTCATCTCCCTCATCGTGGATTAAAAGCACATGGTCTTGGCATCGTTCCCTCAAAAACTCCAAGCAGTCGGATATAGTCCAGAGAGGGATAATCTCATCTGTAGTAACAATGTCCTTGGTTTGTTTAAATGGCATTGACCACAAATGTATTTCATCTTGATAAAAATACATATCACTTTTTTCGATGTCTTTCCTGTGCTTCTCCGCTACCTGCCTACACAGGCTTATTTCTTTTTTGGTGAATTTATTCATTTTTATTCTCCTTTATTTAAATTACCCGATGTCTAACCCGATAGATTCCTTATTGCTTCTTTAATGTCTTTTAATCTGGAGTGTCCAAGCTCTTCTCCACTTGGCATAACTAATACAAAGCACAAGGGAATAGCTGAGACACTTTGAGGAAAGCCACAATACCAGATGATTTTTCCCCCTTGCCTCCCAAATTCCCTCAAATTCTTACTCCAGGCGGTTTTCCCACACCATTTTTCCCATTGTTTAGCTACATAATTACATTCTAACTTATCCATTTAACCTCCTTTATTTGTCTACCACGTTAGAATCGTGGCAAGTATAATCTTCTAAGTCCCATAGTAAATCCATTTGATCTACCCATTCATTACAGCACTCGCATAATTGTTTAATCATTTGCTTGCCCTCTTCTATTCTTCTTATCCTCGGTTTTTATTTCTACTCCCAGTTCTTGGAGCATTTTAATTAATTCCCCTCTAATAAATTCGGCATCGTCTTGCATCCATCGGCGAACCCACTTATCTATAAACTCTTTACCTGCTTTCATTTTTTATTCCTTTCTCCTTTTATTACTTGCCCCGATTTTATATCCTTTTCGATCTTATAGAATACATACTCTGCTACCTTCCTGAATAGTCCTTGACTCATAAATATCTTAACCCATTTCTTTTTTATTTGTTGTTTAGTCATTATTTAATCCTTGATGAATAAACCTGGTGTTTTCCCTTGTTGTGGGTAGCACAGGCCGTATGGCCATGCCGATTTTCAAAGTCAAGTAACGCCTGGGCTACGTCAACGTCATCGGTTTCAGTTATTAATTCAAGCTCTTGACTAAAATACCAAATTGTCTTATTCGTCATGTTGTCTCCTTTTTATTCATTTAGTTATTTGCCCCGATTTAATATAATCTTAATCTGCTTCAATAATACTATCTTTGTTTCCATTTCTAATTGGATTAAAGCTAATGGGGCGTTGATTTCGATAAGTGCAGGCTTATAATGAAAACGTGCATCATCCTCTATTTCTTTAATACCCTTATCAATAAACTTAATTAATTCGTTCATCATTATATAAGCCTCTGATTTGTGTTTATCTTTATTACACACTCTCTTTCTTCTAAATTATTAAGCGGTCTACATTCCTTAACTTTACAATCTTGACAATACCAAGTTACGTTGATTCTCCTTTCCCATGTATCTGATTTGGGACAATGAAAATGTAATAGCCTTACAGTTTTTTTTTCAATCATTATATTCTCCTTTTTATTCATTTGCCCTTATAATACGCCCATTAAAGTAAAAGTCAAGTCTTTTCTTTCATCACCCCTGTAAAATAATTATCCAACAGGGTAGACAGCTATTTGTTTATTTCTTTTGGTAAAGTTACGATATACATAACTTCATTAAACAAGATAAATCGCGGCATCCTATACCTACCCCTTGCGGACTAACCAGATCACCCACTGGTGAGGCTCTCATACGTTTTGGCCTAGTGTCTACCTTGATAGACAAATAGCAATAGACAAAGAAATAGGGCAGTTTAAAGTCATGCCCAGGACTATGGATTATTGTTCGATTATTAGCCTAATAACCCCTCTACATCTCTTTGAAAGTTTAATAAGGATGTGTAACAATTAGCTCCACCCGTATAATCTTCTTCACTTTGTGCTGTTCTTATTAGGATATCATCTACCCATTTACTAGGAAAGTGTCTTACATCTGAAATGGAAAAGTAAACGAATTTGTCATGTTTTCTAATAAATCCACTGAGAATATAATGCCCTCTTGAATAATTGAGTAAACTGGCGTCTAGTTGAGATTTAATATAACTTTTGAATTTCCTTGCGAATACAATAAAATCTTCTCCAGTTATCCCACCGCTTGAAAATTCCCATGCCTTGAAATCTTCTAAGTTACTGGGAACCTCCTCCTCATAAGTTACAACTTTTGTTCTTATCATATTATCATCTCCTTTTATTTGATTTACTCCTTATAATATATCCACAAACACAAAAGTCAAGCTTTATTTTCATTTATTTTATCTAACCAGGTAGACAATCCTTGACACAAGTCGCGGCATGACTTATAATAAATAAAGAGGTAAAGAACAATGACTACTAAAGATTTAATTGAATGGTTAAATAAGATTGTCCTTGGTAATGATATTCCAAGAGAAGAGCAACTAAGGGAAGAGATTATCAAGAGATTGGAATGGGCTAGGTTACAAGGATACGATTTTAGAAAGTCGGGATAAGGAGATAACGAAGTAGATAAGAGTGAGGGCGTAGTATGGTGCTAACAATACATAGTCCTGTTCTGTCCTGTGTGTTGCTATTAAGTTAGTCTACTATGCCCCTTTCACTCCCAGTCTGTAATGATTACAAGTTTGTAACGGTTACAATTCATTAGAGTGTATGACGTTCGGTGCTTGTCTCGGTTCACCCTCACGCCTCACCCTCACCATATCCAAACTCCCCATTACAGGGTAGATTACCCCATGATCACGCCTAAATAGGGTAGATAACGCACTCCCGACACGCCCAACAGGGGTGGAGTGGTTCGCATAACAGTTATTATGTCTACTACACACACCATCCACTATGCCCATAGACACCACAAAGAGACCCGTTACCCCCTGGGGGTGATTAGTGTTGAAGATAACCTCGATTTAAGTACAGAGGGTATTTCACAGCATAAAGGGGTCTATCAGGGGTGGGGGTGTTTATGGTGTATGTGGTATTTAAATACGGGGTATATTTTGGGAGCATATCGGGTACTGTGCTTATAATTGTCTCTCGGGGAAAAGGCTTAAATCTCCATGGGCGGGATAAAACACTTGACAATAGATATGCCACGGTGTATATTAGATAAGGAGGTAAATATGTATATTTTACAAAAAGAACCCGACGAGAAAATAATCGGTAAATGGAGTGGTTGTAAACCGAGGGCGACCTTGAAGGATGAGTATGGTGGGGTGGCTCATATTATTAATGATGACCATTGTTATGTTTTATTACTAAATAGTGGGCATGGTTTTGTAGCAGTTAAACATTGGTTTAAGGAGGCTGTTGATGCGGTACAGTCTTTACCCCTCCCCGAATAACGATGATTTCAAGATACGAGTTATTGTGTAGGCTACGTCCCAAGAGGTATGAGTGGTGTGTAGGGTTCAAGAATAAGCATGGCTTCACAGAGTACATAAGATTGCCCGCAAAAAAGTATAAGGGGATAAGAGAGGATTGGGAAGAAGGGGGGAAAGAGGTCTTTTGTCGGTGGCGGGTGGTAAACATTAATATTACGGAAGAGCAATGGAGGTAAAAAATGAGAATATTTAATTTTCACTTAATGACCGACAGGTTATTTAGGGTAGAGAAAAGGAAAGCGGAGAAGGTCGGTCATCGGATAGCCCTGTCTAAGCTCAGGGGTGCTGACAAGGTTATTGTTGGGGGGCATTATGTTTTTAGGGGTAAGGTAATAAAGGAGAAGTTGGTATTCATTGGGGATGACAATTATATTATGGGTTGTGATTTTAGGGGTGTTGGGTTGGAGATGATTTGAGGTTTGCCACGAAATTAGGAGGAAAGAATGGATACATCAAAAGAATACATCAAGATGTGTGATTGCCCTGAGATTCAGGAACACAGGAAACATGATGGTGGAGATTGGCTATGTACTCCTGAAGATGGACATTCTTGGGCAACATGGCAAAAAGTACATGGTAAATCAGAAGAAGAAATAAGAAAATTTATGGATGGCCTACTGTGGCTACCCCGTCAAGACCAGATACAGGAGATGCTGGGGATTACGAGTCATTCGTGCATAACTCTCGCAAATAAATTTGCTGAATTTTGCTGTACTGATGGAGACGAGAGTAGTATGGAACAACTATGGCTTGCTTTTTATATGTATGAGGAGCACAAGAAGGTGTGGGATGGGAAGAAGTGGGGTAAGAAATCGGGCGAATAGGAAATTAGATTACGTATTGTTTATGGTGTATGTGAAGTTTTATTTCGTATATACCGCGATTTTAGGAGGTAAAGATGCCAGAATTTGGTCTAAGAGTAGAAGATTTAAAAAGGTGGCTAAAGAAGTTACCTGACGAAACGAGGATTTATTACCAGAGGATAGAGGATGTTTATTTCGAGAAGCATGGATGGGACAGTACGGTCATAAAGAGAGAAAAGGGAGACGAGTCTTATCAGGGAGACTATGCATGGCTTCAGGGTATTTTGTTTGATAAGAAGAAAAATATTCTTTATCTAAGCGCACATTATTAGGAGGTGAGTATGTTTGAATGGTTGATGGATTTAGCGAATGAAACATCGGGTTTCATAGATGATTCTTTTTATAAACTTGAAATGTGGATAAGGGGTATTGCTAAAAAATTTAGGAGGCAATATGAGGGAAATTAAATTTAGGGCTTGGCACAAAAAGGATAAAAAAATGAAGAGTGTCACTGCTGTGGAGTTGCCTAGTATGCAGGTTAGGGTTACAGACCCCAGTAGGATGGCGCGGGAATGGTGGCACGACAATTTTATGGTCCTCATGCAATACACGGGCTTAAAGGACAAGAACGGAGTAGAGATTTACGAGGGGGACAACATTAGCGATGGTCATATAACGAGGGAAGTAAAGTATGCCGACGGGCAATTTTACCCGTTTAATGAATATCTAGACGAGAGAGATGAGTTCACCATTTTAGGTGGATTGTATGACTTTGAGGTTATTGGTAATATTTATGAAGATGCCCGCGAATTGAAAGCCGAGTGGGTAGACATGAATAAGTATGACTTGGCATGGGATGAGAAAAAGATGGGGTTGAAGAAAAGAAAAAAGTCTAATGCGGTAGACAAATGACAGCAGACCAAACTTATAAACACTTAATGAAGGAGTCCAGGTCTTATCTCGGCGACATTATCAAGAAGTACTCAAAAGCAAATACTGAGAAAGAGAAGGCTTGGAGGGTGCTTTTGACTTACAAACACTTCTTTAAGATCGCGGCAAAACTGTGTATGCTGCACGAGGACATAGAGAACGGGAAGTTTAGGGAGAGAGACCTCTAAAGTAGTTCATATGACCAATGAAATCGCGGGCAAATAAGTGAGCACTCATAGAGAAATAGAAGAAGTATACTTCAGAGATATAAGGAGAAAATCCAAGATGATTAAAACCATTGGAGAAACCCTAGGTGAGATACAGGGAGAACGAAAGATATGGGTAGACATGGAATTTGTAGAAACGTGGGCTAAGGTATTTGCGAAATCATTGTATTCTGACATGCTCCACGAAGTAAAGTGTATGCTCAGAGAAGCGGGCATATCTATAAAGAAGTAAGTAATCCCGTCAACCAACCAAATTTCCTTTAACGGTCTACTAATATAGACAATAGTCTATCTGATTAGACCGAAATCCAAGGGTTGAAGTGATATAGTTTAAGTAGAGGGAGATGTATAAGTCCAAGAAGAAACCGAAGAAAGAATCTCCTGCGCTTAAGTTTATACGTGAAATGCGCGAAAAACAATGGGAACAAATTTGTGGTAATAAGAACCACAATCGTGGTATAAAAGACCACAATAAATAGGGATAGCGACTGGAAACAGTAGGGATCACAAAGCTACATTAAAAGATTGAGGGAAGTAGTAGCTTATGCCGCGATTTGTCTAACGAGGTGGATTATTGAAGCATAATTGCAAAGCGAAAGATGAAGATGGTTTGTCATATTTTGAAGATGCAATCATAGATGGCATTATAGAATATGACGATTTTTATGACGCATATTTAGTTTTTTATTATAAAGAAAAGAAGGTTTTATTTTGGACAAGAAGATGGGGAACAGCAGACATTCTCCAATATTGCCCTTACTGTGGCAAGAAATTAACTGAGGCAACTAAAGGATAGACATGCCGTGTAAACTCAAAAAACATACGCCGATAAAGTCGAAAGCCCAGAGGGGTCTATTTGGGGCAGAATTAAAGCGTAAGAGAGCGGGCAAGAAAGGCAAAACCAAGATGTCTAAGGCTATTTTACGCAAACATCTAAAGGAGTCAAGGGGCAAGAAACTGCCAAGGCGAGTAAAGAAGTGAAGTGTCCTCATTGCCAGCAAGAGATGCCCGACCCCATAATATGGTGCCCAGACCGACCAGTGAATTATGATGTTCTCGATTCGTATACTACTATCACCGATTCTACTACGTTAGACAATGAGTATTATACGTACATCGTGGGACACGAGTAAAAATCGGGATATATTTAAGGATAAAAAAGTATATAAGAAATGGCAACGAAGAAAAAAGCGACCAAAAAGCAAAAAATAGAAGCTACTAATAACGTGCCGTTCAATTCCTGGATGGGGAAGCCACTTCCTTGTCGGGCGGTAACAATGCAGGATGCTCTATGTGGTCATTTGCTCGCAAGGGTGAAAAGTGGGGCATCTAGATGATAACAAAGGATTGTCTTGCTTGCAGGACAAGGTTCCTTGTATACCCATATAGGCGGTTTACTGCCAGGTACTGTTCCAAGAGTTGTCGTGGGATAGCAGCGAGTAGGAAAAAATGGGCAAACCACGTGCCACGCATAATTTCGTGCCCAGGTTGTGGGAAAGAAGAACTTCATCACAGTAAAGGATTTTGTCATCGTTGTTATAATAAATTTATTTGGGCAAATAACCCGAAGAAAAAAGAATATGACGGAATGTATTATCTGGAAAACAAGGAACAGATAAAGAAGAGAATCAGTGAATATAATCAAACATTGGCTGGAAAACTAGTTAAGAGGAAGAATTATTATAGTCGTGGTGGAAAAGACCAATATGACCCACGAGAAGTTAAGATGGCTATCTATTTTAACTTTTTTAAATATGGGGGACATTACTGTGAGAATTGCAAAAAGTTTTTGGGTGATTCTCATGATTGGTCTTATCAAGTAGACCATATTCATGCTCTAACAAGGGGTGGGGCAACCGAGTTTGACAATTTGCAAATTCTATGCCAACCATGCAATTTGAGTAAGCGGGGCAAAACCATTGATTATAGATTTAGGGAATTAAATGCCTAAAAAGAAACAAATTACCCAGAAACAGAAAGTAGAAGCGACGAAGTCAGACGTTTTGGGCTATAAGGGGGGTATGCTCATTGACCTCGATAGGGTCATGGACGGTGGGAACACCCTGCGTAATGTTCTTTCTCAGCACCTAAAGGAGACTTTACTTGTAGAGAGGGATAACGACATAAAACTTCGGGCAAATATAGATAAATGGCAGAAGCAGTATAAGGGTATTAAACCACCCAAATCCTGGCCTTGGCCTGATTGTGCTAATGTCGCGGTGCCTGTTTCAAGGTCAAGGACAGATATTGCGCATGTTCGTCTTATAGAGTCTATTTTCGGCAGGAAGAAGATTGTCATTGTCAAGGCGATGAAGAAAGAGTTCATCGGCATAGACAAGAAGATCGAAGATGCTTTTAACCACTTCCTGAAATATACCATAAAATTAAAAAAGAACCTTAACTCACCGTTACTCCAGTGTACGAAGATCGGGACTGGGGTTATAAAGCTTGACCACATAGAGAAAAAGCGTACTGTTTACAGGTATGCCACTCCACAGGAGGAGGTAGAACCCAGCATTCACAAGTATAGTCTGGCGGGAACAAGTAACAAGGCAGTAAAATATATAGAAACACTCTATCGCGGGCCAACTATTTACCCGATTGATAGGTCTGATTTTATAATCTCATCCGATGCCACGAGTATTGAAGATGCTTACTTGGTGGGGTTTAGGTTTAATTTAAGAAAACCCCAGATTGAACTCAGGGTTAGACAGGGGCTTTACAGCCGAGAACAAGCTGATCTCATAACAAGTCCGACAGAACCGAGTGAGGTAAAGAAGACCAGGGCAGAACTTCAGGGAAAGGAACTCAAGAAGACAGAATATGAGAAACCGCGTGAATTCTGTGAACTCTGGTTTGATTATGATGTTGACGAAGACGGGGAAGAAGACAGTATAGTTGTTACGTTTCATGAGGAAACGGGGGCAATTCTAAGGGCGATATATAACCCCATTTTTAAGCAGTTCAAGCCGTTTCAGGGTTTTGTCTTTTATCCCACAGAGAACGCCTTCGACGGAGAGGGTGTTTGTGAGATTTTAGAGAATCTCCAGATTCAGGTAGATACGATTGTGAACCAACGCCTTGACCGTGGGACTGCGATAAACTGTCCATGGTATCTGGTGGATGAAGACAGTGAGTTGGCAAAAAGGATTGGTAACAGGATAAAGCCAGGTGAAATTGTCCGAGAAAGCGGTGATTTAGACAAGGTAATAAGGGAAATGAGGTTCTCTGATGTTCCTCCTTCGGCTTTTCAGGAGGAGGCTGGAACTGTTAGATACATGGATCAGGCTGTCGGGGTTACTGCTGATGTTATGGGCATTTCAACGACAGACCGCCCAGTTTTCCGAGAAACCATGGCACATCTTGGAGAAGCCTATAAAAAGTTCAATTATGGTGCTGAAAACGTAAGAGAAGATATAGTTGAGAGTATTTATAAGCTTTTCGAAATGTTTACTCAATATCAGCCCTCCTACACGTATTATACACGGGAGGGTGGGGTATTGGAAGAGAAGACGGTAGATTTTCCCGTAGGAGCGATTAGAGACGGTTTTAACATAGAATTATACGCCTCCAGTGATGAGATAAACCAGGATGCGAGGCGAGAGAAGAATATGACCGTGTATCAGATTCTCAAAGACTATATGACGGGAATCGTCGGCATGGGACAATTCATAACAAATCAGATGGTGCCCAGTGATTTTAAAAAGCTACTCATCAAGGCTAATGAGGTGAGTGCCAAGATGCTGACCCGTGTTTTTGATGATTTTGATGTAAGGGATGCGGATGATTTGGTGTTGGATATATCGGAGATAATCGACATACAAAAGGCACTAGCACAGTCAATCGACATGATACCGCCCGAGCAAAAGGCGAAAATGATGGCGGCACAGCAGGCTCAGGGACAGAAACCTGGAGGTGAGGGTGGCTGATCTTGAGAGATATATTGAGAAAGTTGAGGAAGAACGGGATATCACGGTTAAGGGTGCTTTTTGGTCTGAACTTATGGCGGGAATATTAGAATATCGGAGAAAAGCTTCTAAAAACCTTGAGACTTATGAGGATATCAAAATAGAACAAGGTAAAATCCAGGCTTATGATAAAGTTTTGGGTTTGCCAGATAAAATAATTGCTTTTATAAGAGAAAAGAACGAAAAGCGGGCAACGAACCGCTAAAATATAAGCCCTACGGGGCTGAGGAGGACTTAATGGCAACAAAGGAACCAGGGAATGAACCTGCTCCTAAACCTGAGCCTAAAAAGCCAGTAGAGGAACCAGGGAACATACCTGAACCAAAGCCAGAGCCAGAACCTGAACCTCCCGAACTTTCAGAGCGTTTTCAAGGTAAAAAAATTGAAGATGTAATCGAGATGTTCGAGAAGGCTGAGAAGGAAAGAGATAGGTCGGGGACTGAGGTCGGTAATCTCCGAAAGGATATTGACGACATCAAGAATACCGCATCTTACTATCAGAATATGGCTCAAGATTTGCAGACAAAGCAGGAGAAGGGCGGGGCGCAACCCGAGGGTGAGGCAACACCTGACCTTACGGGATTTTATGACAACCCACTTCCTCTGTTGCGACAGGAAATTCAGAGTGAACTTAAAAAAGATAGGGAAACAAGGGAAAAAACTGAGGGGGACAGAGAGATTCAGAGAGCTAGTATGAATTTTGCCGCAGGAAGAAGCAGGTCAATGGAAGGTAATCCTGATTTATTTAGGGGTATCGAAAAGCGACTTGAAGAAGGAATGTGGCAATATTATAAGAGTGGTAGAGTTTCTGCCGATGAACTCAGAGACCCCGAAACATGGGAGAACGGCGCAAGGATGATCCACATGGCGAATAAAGACTGGGATCGAATTGCACCACCCAAGGTAGTACCTGTTTCACCTACGGAGACTGAAAAACCTGGTGCTGCAAAAAAAACGTCAGAAGAAGAAGCTCCCAGAATGGAGCTTGATGCTTTTGGCGAAGAAATGAGAGAACATGCCGTAAAAGGCGGCATGGACGAAAAAGAGTTTAATAAGTTGGTGCAGGAAACGAGGAAAAGGGAGGGCAGATAATGTTATTAAGAGACATTAAGCTCGTAGACTTGAATCGTTCAAAGATTAATAAGAAGAAATCCAACCCTGAAAAGGGGATATATGAATTCGAGCCTAACGGTAAGGTATATGTATCTTGGAATGACCCCGCTACTCGTCCGCAGCATTATGTCAAGTGGAATAGAAATACTGATTACGACATTGCGAAGTGGAGAACCTTGTGGAATTATTCAGAAGTTACTACAAAAGACCCATATTGGCCTGAAGGAATGAAAATCAACAATGAGGGTCATTATGTGTATCGAACTGATATGATTCTCATGAAGTGTCCACTGGCAGATTATGTGGCGAAGCGAAAGCGGGAGATTGAGAAGTCAGAACTTGCCGTGGCATCTAAGCGGAAAGAATACGAAGCGATGGCGAGACAGAAGGGTGTAGAGGTGATTGATATAGAGCAGAGAATCTTCAGCGAATCAAAGTAAACTTTTTCTTCTAATCCTAAACCAGCGAAAAATTTAAATGGAGGAAATTTAGTTATGGCGACGATAGGTTTTCAATTAGCATATGGTAATCCCCATGTAGTACATCTTCCCGAGCACGGGACTTCCAGTAGTTTTACTCCTGGTGATTTGGTTGCAGTTGCTGGCGGGAAGGTTCAGCTTATTGCTGACGGTACTTCAACTTCTCAAGTTTTTGGCGTGGCCCTGAAAGGTTATACTGGCACCACGAATTCATCAATTCCTGTGCATGTGATTTCACCAGAGGATATTTTCATTGCACAAATGGAAACAACCTCAACCACGACTGATATTGGACAAGACCTTGGAGTAATTACTACGGCTGGCAGTCAAGTAGTTGATACCGATAGTGCCACTGGGGTGGTTTCTGTTATTGACTTTTTTGAACCAGTGGGTACGGGAGATAAGGTTCTAGTTAAGTTCATTCCCGCTATTTTACAGGGTTCTGGGTATTCAACCTAATAAGGAGAAAATGATATGGGCGTATTAAGAACAAATTGGGATACCAGTACAAATAAAGATGTCTTTAAAACTTTGGTTGATGATTGGTTTAATAGTACCGATAGAGCACCTATGGTTGAATGGCCTAGTATGTTTCTAGACCTTAAAACCAAGGACGAGTACGAAAGAAGGGGTAGAATCGCTGGATTAACGCTTCCACAAGCTGTTCCTGAAGGCGAAAATATCCCCATCCAAAAACCCAAGTTTGATGACACTATGGATCATACACAGGCATCTTACGGGACTGGTTATAGGATTACCGACAGGATGAAAAAGTTTGAGAAGATTGGACTTTTTGAGTTCTTGACAAAGAATCTCAGAATGAACATGGATGAAGGTAAAGATGTAGAGGTTGCAAAGTTGTGGAATAATGTTGCTGCTACGACTTATGCTACGGGTTTTGATGGAACATCTACCCCATTAGCATCTGCAACTCATTACTGCCTTGATGATACACCAACTGCATATAGCAACTATTTGAATGCGGCTCTGAGCACAAGTTCCTTAGAGTCTGCTTTGAATTATTTCGATTACATGTACGACGACCAGGCAAATATCTTTACAGCTAGTCCAGATACTCTCTATGTGAGTTACGCATTAAGGGTAACGGCAGGAGAGATTCTTAGAAGCGACAACAAGGCTGACGAGATGTCCAACACACTCAATGTTTTCCCTGATTGGGGATTAAAGACATTTGTGTATCACAGATTGACGAGCGAGACGGCTTGGGGTTTACTAGCGAAGAATCATCCAAAATATGATATCTTTGTTTACAGTTCATATGATCCCGATGTCGTTGTTAAGCCTTCACCTGATAGGACTAGAGATACGGAAGTTAGTTCTTTGCAGTATTTCACTTTCGGGTTCGGCGATCCACGCTTTGCCTACATCGGAGATACTTGATTTATGGGAATAGTAGGGATTAGCAAGATAATCCCTTAGTAAAAAAATTGGGGAGTCGCTTTTTATATATATTGTCCCTAGGGACTTTCTTGGAAGGGAGTGGCTCCCTTTACTACAAATTTAATGGAGGAAAAATATGACTGTTGCACCTGATATGTTACAACAATTTGGTGGAGCACCCGTTGGTTCAGACCATAGGTTTGAGGGCTGGTGGGGTGCAACTACCTTTTTTGTAGATTATGACCATGGTACTGCTGGCGCACGGGGAGATAGTATGGATGCACCCACGAAACATATACGTGTTGCCATTGCCAATGCTAGCGCAGGTGATACGATTTACGTGCGTCCCCGTGATTTTTCAAGTGGTACATACGGAGAAGACCCACGGAAGATAACACCTGATACAGCAGCTAATTGGACTACGGTCGGAAAACCCAATCTGAGTATTATTGGAACAGGGAAAGGAATGGGACACGCTGGTGTTCATAAGTGTTGGGTTGGTGGATATAGTGGAGTTACTACTGCTGTTTTCAACCTCTACTCACCTGGGTGTGTTATAGAGAATTTTAGAATGCAGCCGCACACTGGGGCTACAAGTGGGCTGATTTATAGCATAAACAATGCTACTGCTAATTACAATGGTGGAAACGAGACGATTATCAATAATGATTTTCATGATGGTACTTCTACTTGCCCAGCATTGAAATTTAATGCTACTTGGCAGATGGAAATTGCTTACAATCGGTTTTTAAATTGTGATATAGGGATGTATTGGGACGCCACTTATAGTAATCCAGCGATTATCCAAATACACGATAATAAATTTCTAATTACGGCTTCTGAGGGAAAATGTGATTGTCAAACAGCTGGTGTTGTAAATCGATTTTTTGCCTATAGGAATTATCATGCTGGTGCTCAATATACTGGGGGTTCGCCGAATAAGTATTTTAGTTTTGCTTCCGCAAGTACAGGTTCTATTCAGAATAGTTATTTTGGAGTTGCTGATACAACTGATACTGCTTCATTCTCGTTAAATAATATAACACAAAGTGGAAATTACAGTTCGGTAGGGCTAATAATTTAAGATATCTAATAGCTAAAAATAAAGAGGGGAGATTGAATTCTCCTCTCTTATCCTTAATTTCATGAAGACTGTCATTTGTTGTATGCATTTATCTTGGGAGTATGTACCCAAGGTATTCGCATTGAGTCTTTTTGATATGGCTCAATATGCCGCTGGGAAATATAATTTGGGAATAATCACCAACGGTGGTTGTTACGGAGATTCATCAAGAGATAACATTGCTCGGAAAGCAATGAAGTACAACCCAGATTATATTCTCTGGCTTGATGCCGACCAAACCTATCCCGCTAATACCCCCGAAATCTTAATGAAGCATATTGATGATGGTAAATTAGTGGTGGGTGGAGTTAGTCCACTGAAGAAGAAATCAGACAATGGGTTAGATGGCAAGCCTTCGATATGGGATTTAGATATTGTGTCTAACCGTGTTAGACATCGTGAGATTTTTTTGCATCAGGGTTTAGTTAAGGTAGAAGGAATGGGGTTGGGGGGAATCATGGTTAATCCAGAAGTGTTTAAAACCATGGAATATCCTTGGTTTCGCCGTGTGTGGAATGAAAATGAAAAAGTGTTATTGGGAGCTGACTTTTCGTTTTATGCAAATTGTAAGAAAGCAGGTATAGATGTCTGGTGTGATACTGATTTGATTTTCGGGCACATGGAAGTAAGGCCGATAGAATTGAAGGAGAAAAAAAGACTATTGATATAATGTCGCATGACCCATACATTGTCATTGGCACAGGAAGAAGTGGCTCAAGTACAGTTGCGGGGATATTGCACAATAAGATGGAAGTTTTCATGGGTCAGGAGTTTCGCAAACCAGATGAAAAGAACCCAGATGGATTTTGGGAAGATGTTGAGTTCGCGAGTCCAAACTGGAAATTCCTCAACGGGAAGATTAATTATCCAGAATGGATAGAGAAGATTTTCGCGGTAATTGCAAAGAGAAAAAATCAAGGTATCCCGTGGGGATTTAAAGACCCAGATGCCACTCATTTTCTTGGTATGTATTTATCGTTCTTCAAAAATCCTAGGATTATTAGATGCCAGAGAAAGAAGGAACTTGTTGTTGCAAGCCTTATCAAGAGCTTCGGGCATACTAAAGAATATGCAAAGAACCTCTGGGATATGAAGGAGACAATCCTTGACTACATTCTTGCTGATAGAGATTGTCTTATTATCTATTTTGATGAAAGAAAAATTTCAGATGTAGAGATAATAACAGCGGTAGGAGAGAAATGGAATGGTGGAAATAATTATCAAGTGGAAGTCCAAGCACGGTAAAACCCGAAGCGAAATAGAGAAAAATATGATAAAGGCTGGTTTCGGGAGTAGTTTAACGGCAGAACAGATTGATAAATGTGCATACTTAGAAAGAAGGGCGAAAGAAAAACATGGTTTAACCGAAAGCTCCATGAGAACAACAAATATTAATAGGGTAAAAACAGGAAAGAAGTGATTCCTGTAATTGGGAAGAAGCGTCCAGAGATAGCGTGTTGTATACCGCTTTCATGGGAGTTCATTCCCAAGTATTTCTTTCTTAGCTGGTATTTGATGCAGGCCTATTCTCTTGGGCGTTATGAGATGAGGTTGCTTTTCGGTAACAACTGTTACTTGGACGAAATGCGAGACAATCTAGGAAAGTCTGCCATGGAACACAATCCTGATTACATCTTATTCTTAGACGCAGACCAGTTCTACCCCCAAAAAACACCTGAAATCCTGATGAAACACGTTGACAGTGGTAAGTCTGTAGTCGGGGGATTAACACCAGGCAAGGGTACTCAGATACCATTGGTGTATAGCATAACTAATCCCGAGGGAATAATTAAAAGAAGAAAAGACGTCAAGCTGGGGCAGGGAGTGATTAAGGTAGATGCGATGGGTTTTGGCGGAATTATGATGACCCCGAGGGTTCTTGAGGATATGGATTTCCCCTGGTTTAAAACTCAGTGGAATCCGAAGATAAAAGAACGTCCAGGTGAGGACACTAAATTTTATGTCAACTGTAAGGAGTTCAACATCGACGTTTGGTGTGATACGAACTTGGCTTTCGACCACATCATAACGCATCCAGTAAGCATTGAGGAATCGTGAAAGTAATTATTATTGGAAAGGGTGCGGGTTGGCAGAGAGCACCTGATGAGGGCGAGACTTGGGGAGTTAATAACCTATGTCTAAGGAGAGATGTGGAACTTTCATTTAATATGCACGATTTGGATAAACATCGAGACCACCCACTTTTTAAGAAAACCATAGAACATGTGAACAGGTATAGTATTCCTATAGTAACCCAGAAAAAATATCCTCATATCCCAACCTCTATTCCGTTCCCCCTAAAAGAGATGCCGCGGAAGTATTTCGGTAACAGCATAGACTACATGATTGCTTACGCTATTCATCAAAGAGCTACGCATATAGATATGTACGGAGTTGTGATGGAGGTCGGTACAGAATATACACTACAGAGACCAAGCTTAGAATACTGGATAGGATATGCAGAGGGATGTAGAACCATAGTTACGATTCATGAACCAACTTGTGTTTTATATAATTCCAACGGATTATATGGCTACGATTGGGATGAAGAACATTGCGAACATGTTCTGTCAAGGTCGGAAAATCAAGTAAGTATTGAGGAGACTTCATGACATGTGTCCACTTTGCTTTATAGGCATAAAGGGTGTTTCGGAATTTCGGGCATTCGGTTACCAGAGCAATATACCAGGATGGACAAAATCAATGGAACTAAGTTGGCTTTATGTGGTAGCCCAAGTAATGGATAGCATCGTAGAGATTGGCAGTTGGGTGGGCAGGTCAACAGATGCCCTATTGAGTGGATGTAAGGGAGCTGTTTGGACAGTTGACCATTTTAGGGGAAATGGGGAGCACACAAAAGAACAAGTGAAGGGCATTCAAAAAGCCTTCCTTAGAAATGTTGGTCATTATAAGAATCTTGAACTTTTAAAAATGAGTAGCTTAGAGGCTGTTAAAAAATTTGAAAACAAATCTGTAGACATGGTTTTCATTGATGGTGGGCATGAATATAAGGAGGTAATGGCTGATATAAAAGCATGGTTGCCGAAGACCAAGAAGTTAATATGTGGTCATGATTACGGCGAGGGTTTTAAGGGAGTGAAACGTGCTGTGGATGAAATTTTCGATGATGTAAATATTTTTAGTTCAATTTGGATAAAACCAATTAAGGAGGCTTCATGAAGCGCATAGTTGTATGTGTCCCACTTTCTTGGAGTTTTGTTCCAACTTTGTTTTTTCATAGTTGGAATCAAATGATGTATTATTCACAGGGCAAATATGAATTACTACTTCTTTCTAGCAGTAGTTGCTACATGGATACGATGCGCAATAATTTAGTTGATGCAGCTCGCCGCCACAAGCCTGATTATATATTATGGTTGGATGCAGACCAACTTTATCCAGCGAATACCCCCGAGGTCTTAATGGCGCATATTAATAGTGGGAAATCTGTGGTTGGTGGATTAACGCCCAGGAGCGTGGATGGTGATGTAAACGTGTATGAACTTGTCCATAGTGAAGGAATTATTTCACCATTACTAAATGTTGTGCCAGGTCGTGGTTTAATTAAGGTTGGTGCTATGGGGATGGGTGGAGTGATGGTAGATCCCGAGGTATTTGATAAACTCGACTTGCCATGTTTCACGATGCGCTGGAATTCACAACTTGCACGCTACCCAGGTGAGGATATCCAGTTCTATGCTAATTGCAAGAAGAAGGGAATTGATGTTTGGTGCGATACTAACTTAGTTTTCGGGCATATAGTTACTAGGGCATTAACTATTGAGACAGATAAGAAATGAAATATTGTTGCAACAGGTTCAAGATGGCTGTGGTAGATGAAGTTATTAGTTCACCAGGACACAGGTTGCCTTGTTCTGAGTTCTTTTCAAAGAAATTTTTTATAAAAAAAGCTAAAGAGCCTAGTGGTCTTTGGTTTTATATGTATGTCGAATATTGCCCCTCTTGCGGGGAAAAGGTAATGGAGAAATAAATGGCAGACCAAGCAAATTTTCCTGATATTTATATAGATGGCAGTTCGGCTGGAGATGGTTCATTGGCAAGTCCGTATAGTGATTTCGGTGATATAAACTGGGATGGCGGAGGTGACAATGATGTTTCTGTTGCTGTAGCTGCCAATGAGGATGTTGTGATTCATCTCTTGGAAGGTATCGAGTGGCAAGAGCAGTTGACAATTGGCACATCTGGTTCGGCGGCACATCCGATTACTATTACAAGCTACGGGAGCGATGTTGCCCCGATTGTATCTGGAATGAGGGACGTAGTTGGATGGAGCACGGGAGGAAACTGGGTAGAACCAGGAGAGCAAGAGGATAACGGACTAGGGGTAACAATGGATACCGATAGTACGTTTGACCCCTATAATTTCCGTATGTGGATAGCTGCTGCTACAATGTCAATAGATGGAGATGAGGTTAGAGTAGAGCTGACAGCTCATTCAACTGATGAAACCACCATAGCAACAGTATTCATTGGCGAAAAGGCTGCTTCTGGTGATGATTGGGACATGGAACCTGGGACTATTAAAGAGTTGCTTTTTAGTGCTGGTTCTGGTTGTGTAATGGCTGGTGGAACGACATTATATAGTGATTGGGAGACGTATAATTTCGATAAAACTAAGGACTACATTATTTCAATTGGTCAGACAAATAATTATCGTAAAGACAATGTTTGGGTTGCAGACCACGGTTTTTATAAACAAAATGGAGAGGCAGAGGCAGGGGACGCAAATGTGACTGGATTTAGTGTAAATGCTACATCTTATCTCTTAAGTGAATTGGGGGTTAAAAGTGGTGGTGGTACAGGTACTTATGTTCTGAGTTTAGCGAACAATCCCCGAAGATTGGTAATAGACGAAACAGAGTATATTCAAGCTGAGTCGGCAGAAGACATAGATTCTACCTACAGATGGTTTTATGATCCTGGGGGGACGGAGTTACACCTTTACGCTACAGAAAACCCTGCTACTGATTATTCAAGTATGTATTATGCTGCTAATGTTCATGGTATCTTTATAGATGGTGAATCATACATAACTATTCAAGACCTAGAGGTTCAGGGTGGTGTGTATGGGATTACAATATATGAAGAAAGCTCTAATATTCTTATACACGATTGTACTGTTGCTAAATATACAGCTATCCAAGGAATTAGGATTATAGGAGAAACAGATGATGATTATACTCAAGTCGAGGACGTTGAGATTTATGATTGCACGATTGATGCCGATTTTCATAACTCTGCTGCCGATTGGCAGAATGCTTTTCCTGCTGACGGTATTCTTGTTGGCGATAGTGTTATTAACTGTAAAATTCACGACAATTTTATTGCCGATTGGGTTCACTCTTGCATACACATAGCTGGTATTACTGCTAATTGTGAGACTCAATACATCGAAGTATACGACAACACTCTGGATGCAGCGAATACAAATTACTGTAGAGGTTTGAGCATGGTTGGGTTAGCGGACGGACAAGTAGCATTTTGTAAGGCTTATCGAAACCTCATCCAGAATACTACCGTAAGAAATCAGATTCTTGGCGACCATAATGAGTTTTACTACAACATTATTCATACTGTAACTGAAGCTCCCTACAAGGGTGCTACTAATGTTTCTGATGGTATCGGGCTTTTTGCATCGGCAGCAAATAAGAAATGCCACGATAATAAAATCTACAATAATGTTATTTACAATACCGCAGACCACGGAATATTTGTTTACGGCAATACTGGTTACGGAGATGTTGTGGACAATCTGCTAAGAAATAACATCGTTATGAATTGGGGTGCTGGCATGTATGGGATTCATGTAGAAGACGATGCCACAGTTTTAAACAACACATATCAAAATAACCTACTCTATAAATCAGGTGAAAGTGACGTTGTTTCTTATCGAGGAACACTCAGGACAATAGCAGAGTTTAATGGCGAGGATGGTGGTGATGGTGATGTGATACAAAATAATATTGGTGGCGACCCCCTTATGACCGACCCCGCAGGTGATGATTTCACTCTTCAACTTACTTCGCCCTGCATTAATACGGGAATAGACGTTTCTCTAACTACGGATTATGCGGGAGCTATAGTTACTGCCCCACCTAATATAGGGGCTTATGAAACCGTGCTTCCAGGTGGGGGTGGGCTTTCTATGTCCATGGGTATGAAATTATAAATTATGGAGGAAAATAATGGCGAATGTATGGAATAAAACCAGTATGCTTTGGAAGGTAGACAGTAAGGATACTAACGCTGCCTTGACTGACCTTGCACCTGGATTCATTAATCCAATTGTTTATGATGTTGTTTACATCCCCGCTGCTGCGGATAATGCCGTAACCTTTCAGACAGGGAGTAGCGAGGATGCTATTGTTTTAAAGGCTGGTGCTTCTGATGCTTCTCCAGTTCATCTACCTTTTATTGGTGGAAGACATGTTCCAGGGTTAAAATGTACAGCTATTACTGCTGGCACAGTATATGTTTATCTTAAATGAAATTCATGCGCTTCAACCCCGAAGACCATATCGGGGAGAAGTTTAGAGCATGTCATTTGTGCGGTGGAGATTGGTTTGAAACTGACGAAGATACCGAGCAAACAAACTACTATGGTAGATTGTACCCAGAGAGTTTAATGGCGGAAAGAGATGGTTTTTGGTACTGCTTGAGTCATTACACATGGCGTTTTCAGCACAAGGACGAAGATGATGAGCCTTGGGACGAACCCGACCACGATCGGGAATTACCAGAAAAGGGGATTGTATGATGCCTAAAATACCCGACGAGATATTAAAAGAAGCCCTCAAGGGAATAAGACCCCTCGGAAGTAATCTTTACATCTATGTCTTACCAAGGGCTGAAAAGATTGGTTTAATTGTAACTGCAGGTGCTGCCCAGCGAACCGAAGAGGCTATTGTTATAGCCAAGGGTAAGGGAGTGGAAGAACTGGACATTGGGGATAAGATACTCATTTCTTATAGCGAAGGAACTCATATACAATTACCAGAAACTTATTCTAAAGAGCCGCGGCATAGAATCATTATTGAGCACAATATTCTTGCAGGGGTGAGTGAAGATGTATGACCCCAAAACGGTTAAACTCACTGAACCCATTAAGAGTATTGTGGAGTGGGTTGAAGAGCTTGAGAGTGATATTGGTCTATACAACGAGAAGTTGGCTCGATTTGAGAAGAGGATGAAACAGTTCGAGAAGGGTATCAAGGCTTTTGATGAGAAGATGGACAGAATAGAGAAGTACGCAAAATGATATCACACATTATGAAGGTGTACAGTGGTACTGCTACCACAGATGGCAATACACACGCCACCCCAGTAAAGACGAAGTTTTCTGGGGAAGCTGTATTCTTTCTTGACATTACTGCCATTACTGGCACTCTCGATTTAGAGATTCAAACTTATAACCCACGGACGAAAAAGTGGCATAAACTGGCAACATTTGACCAGAAGAACGGGACGGGACAAGATGAGGGATTCATTGAATACGGGTTGGGAGAAAAGATAGCTTTAAAATACAAGGTGAGTACGAGTGCTACTTTCACCTTGGATGTGAGCTTGAAATGAGTTTACGGCTACATAATCGCCTCAAGGCGAGGTCGCCTAGTTTTAAAATATGGATACCAGAACCACCTTGGTGGAGAAAACTTTGGTGGGGGATTAGAAAATGGCTGATACGTTTCATTTACATAATAGATTAAGAACAGACGTTTCTGCAGACTTATGTAACTTAGAAGTGTCTGCTCTTGAGCGAAAAGATTTATTGCAAAGACTTCTTTTGCAACTTAAAAAATCAAATAAACACCTCCAGTCTATGACTGATGAGGAAATTTTGGAGGATTAACAATGAGTTTAATTGAAGATGGTAAAGGCAAGGGATATAAAGCAGAGGTTGATAATGAAAATATGTTAAAAGTCCATGCTGTATCACAGACAGTAGAACATCATGTCAATGAAGAACACGGTGACGCATACCATTGCGTATTTAGCCAATCGCCAACCGCAGCCGATGATTGTATTTTTTACATGATTAATAACAGTGATGACCATGACCTGATTGTAGAGGGTGTGTGCCTTGGATTTAAAAATGCTGATGGTGATGACCCAGAAATTTATTTTCAGATTAGTGATACAGGAACAAGGAATAGTGCAACTGCATTAACGCCAACTAATTGTAATGGAAGTAGTGGTAAAGCTGCCGATGGGACTTTTGAGAAGGGTGCTGATTTAGATGGCAGTCCTGCTACATTGACGGGTGGAGTAGTAATTGAAAGATACTTATTTGCCAGTGTGCAAGACCAAACCTCAACGCTTTTTAATTTTGAACAGGATATTATTTTACCAAAAAATAAGACCCTGACTATATGGGCGAATGATGCACAAGCGACTTATTATGTGACTGTAATTTTTAATTTCCACATGCCTAAATAATGCCAGTAAAATCTACTATAATAAAACCAGGGACGGGTAAAGCTATCTGGACACCAGATGGGATGTATGCCCCTCTCGTGGGGACAACTACAGAAGCTCGGACATATGGGCAGTTCAAGACTGCTTCTATTACAGAAATAACGCTGGGCACAACAATCGTTGCTCCACCATCGAATGAATCTATTGTTCTGACGGACTTGATAATCTCGGCGGAGAAGAAGAATCTGGGCATAGATACATTAAGATTCCACGATGGAACAAACACGGTGAATATTATGGTTACTAGTGTTGCTGACTCTCCAGTTAATATAGCGATTGCATTTGCGGGACATTGGCATGGATGGAAAGACGCATATCTTCAGGTAGTGCAAGCTGGGGCGAACCATTATTATAGTGTGTCAATAGGATATTATTTTATGCCTAAAGAATTGACAGAGCTGTATGCTAGATGGAATAACCTACGAGACGTGAGATGAGAACATCCGATGAACAAATATACGGTGGGACAGTTACGGAGAATGGAGACTCTTACGCTGCCCCGATTAACGTCAAGGGTGCTGGTGAGGTTGTCTTATTCTTAGACGTAACGGTAGCAAGTGGCACAAACCCGACTTTAATAGTAAAACTAATGACCCAGGATACGATAAGTACCAAGTGGTTTGAGATAGGAAAGTTTGATACAGTATCGAGTGTAACAACCGATACTACTCCTATCATAAATGGACTTGGTTCATTTTTAGGGTGTGTTTGGGAAGTTGGCGGTACTGATAACCCAAGTTTCACATTTGCTTTAAACGCAAGTATAAAGGATTAAAAAAATGGCATTCACTCGAAATGGAAATGATATAACACTTAATGTTGATTTTTCTATATCTTATAAAGATCACGTAACTACTGTTCCCCCCACGGGGATGCACAAAGTAAAAAATATTTATTGGAACCCTGAAACAGGGAACTATGATGTGGAGCATGAAGATACTCCACAAGAATAAGAAATTAGGAGATATAAATGGCTTGGAAAAAACTTTTATATAATTAGGAGAAAAACATGGGAGACAAAACTTTCACAGAATTCAAGTCAGAACTACTCTGGGCGTTGGGCAATCTTGACTCAAGCGATGTAAATTCCATGGAAGGAATCTGGGTGAATTCTAGTTATCGTTCACTAACGAGTCGGAATAAATTTTACAAGTTTAAAGTTCCCAAGACGTTCACCTTCCCCGAACTCGACACCTCGACCACAGCGACGGGCAATGATGGGGATGCTTATATATCGAAACCTTCAGATAGCATATTTGTTCATACGGTCTGGGACATGACCACCGACAATATGTTGAACTACAAAGACCACAGTTGGTATGTAGAACAAACTGGGCGGGCAGATGCTAATAGTGAAGGCGAGGCATCTGACTGGACTCCATACAGCAATAAACTCTACCTCTACCCAACACTCGACGATGAGTATAATTTTACGATTTACTACAGAAAGCGTGTCGCCGACTTGACGGGTACAGGAACTACTGTTATTGGTGCAGAATGGGATGAGCCGACTCTGATGTTTGCCGTAATGCGTGGGTATATGTTTTTGCGAGATTTTGATAAAGCTAAACAGTGGAGAGAGGAGTTTATATTAACGATACAAGACTTAATGGGTATGCAGGAGAGACAGGCAAGGTACACAAGAGACCGCCTTATACCCTCAGTAATGCAAACCCAGAAACATGGATACTAATGCCTGATAAGTTCAAGATAAAAGAAATTATATTAGAACAGATATATTTTAACTCTGAGGTTGCGAGATTCTTGGGCAGTTTCGATTCTCAACATGATAAAGATATAATCGGGGCAACCCTGGATTTTATTAAAAAAACATACCCAGAATTTATTTCTACCCTAAACGGGGAGTTAGTTCTGGAAGAGACAACGGAGGATTAAATGGGGATTCCGAACGAAGGATTAGTCGAATTATGCGGATTGGCAGGGGATAGTGGCTCTCCAACTGAATTTACATACTTGGCAACGGGTCAGGGCGATACAGCTTTTGCAATTACCGACTCAGCTCTTGAGGATGAGATAGTTAATGCAGATAGCCTTGGGCTCAAGAGAGTAGTAGCGACGGTAACAAAAGAAGACACAAACATAACAGACGACACGCTGCAACTCACAACAACATTCACGGTAGTAGGGACTACGACGATAAAAGAGGTTGGAGTAACTAATCATGCTACTAAGGGTCACGCGAATGAAAGATGGCTCAGTAGAACCGTACTTACAACCCCGAAGGATGTCGTAAGTGGTTCGAGCTATACTTTGACTTATAAAATAATTTTCACGAGGGCTTAATGCAGCGTTATATGATTCGTCCACTACAACACGGACTTGATTTAAGCCACTCGTCTCTTAATGCGCCCTTCCCCTACGCTTATTGGCCTTCAAAGAATTTCAGGGTTTCTCAGCATAGTGCACAAAAGCGATGGGGTTACAATACTACTGACAGGGAGTTGGGTGGGAGTGCTGAGGTTCAGGCGATTGTTCTCTATCAGATTAAGGATGGAACTCGCTTTACACTTTATCTAACTGATACTGATTTAATCAGGAAGGATGCAGGTTTAGCAACTGATGACTGGACTTCTATTAAACAAGCTGCTTACACTGTGCCAACTGGTGATCGGTGGACATGGTGTATCATTGACGATACGTTTATTTTTACTAACGGCAATACTAATGTTCAAGTTTCATCTGGGGGTAATACTGCTACGGATTTAAGCGCAGATATCAAAAAGGCAAAGTACTGTATTCCATATGCCAATAGGCTCTTTGTTGCTAATTATGGCTCTACTCTTGACCCATTGGGTATTGCATGGTCTAAGGAAGGAGACCCGACAGATTGGACAGACAGTACCGCTGGTGCTGGGATATTAATTGAAACAAAGGATTTCATCACAGGCTTGGGGGTAGTGGGTGCGAGTATTGTTATTTACAAGTCTGACTCCATAGCATTTGGGCACAGAACTGGTGATGCGGTAGCTCCCATAAGTATTCCCCAAACAAGAGAACGGCGTGGCATTGGCTTAGTGGCACCGTATAGCCTTATTGATTTCATGGGAACCAATGCCTTTATTGGCAGGAACGACTTCTATGTTATTGAGGGTGACCGTCCAGTTGCTATCGGGGAAAAAATGCGGGACAAGTTTTTTGACATAATTGACCTCGATGACATTAAGGAAGTTTATGGTTGGGAAAATAACATAACAAACGAACTTTGTTGGACAGCCAACACAAACGAAGGTAGACTTATCTTCGCCTGGGATTATAAATTAAGAGAGTGGAGTGTTTATGAGTTTGCGGCAGATTTTATAATGGCAGGAAAAGGTACAATATCAGAATCAACATGAGGATAATATAAAATGGCTATTCCTGGTCAACCAAGTGCGCCTTCGAATTTGTCTGCCTCGACTACTGGCGATGAAAAAGTAACTAATGGAAAGTTTACCGCAGCTGCACCTTGGACATATGGACACACTAATAGTCTAGATGGATGGTCTTACGACGGAACAAATAATGAAGCTGATTGTGATGGGAATCAAACTGCTGGAGTTGATTTAAAACAAGATATTTCAGCAGCTGCAAGTGAAAGATATAAACTACGATACAAGGTTAAAAATTATGTAACGGGAACGGTAACTTCTCGAATTGGTGGAGTTGATGGAGAGGAGAGGTCAGCAAATGGGACATATTATGATTATATCACTGCTACGGGAACGGGGAACCTTAAATTTCAGGCAGATGCAGATTTTACTGGAAGCGTTGATACCGTAAGTGTAAAAAGAATATTTACTGGAAATACCATACGGACAACTTGGACTAACGGTACTACTTATACTCTTATTTATATCTTACACAAAACAGTTGGAAGCTGGGAAATTATAGATACATTGGGTGGGAGTGTAACTTCGTATGAACATGAAGGTGTTTCGACAAATGTTCTTCATTATTATCAGGTACAGGGGTATCGCGGTATATACGAGGAACCACTTTCAGACCTCTCAAATAGTGATTCTGCCGCATGTTGGGTAGATACCCTGACTGAAGAAGTTGCAATAGACGAATCTATAGCTGATTACGCAACTGGTTCAACTATTTCAGACACTATAACCGAGACAGTAGCGGTAGCAGATTATGTAATAGATGCCAAGGATATAATAACGAATTATGTTTATTATTTAGGCACAGCAACTGGTGGGATTTATGAATATGGCGGTTTTTACAAAAGCGATGCAGGGACGGCTATCACGGCACGATGGGAGAGTAAGGATACAGACTTTGCCGACCAGAGCATAGAAAACTCGGACAAGTTTAAGACAGTAGAGTTTGTGAGACTTCACTATATAGATAAATCTGCTGGTGCTCGCATTTCCATAAAGGTCAGTACAGATGGCGGGGCAAGTTGGACTACGAAAACAAAGAGCATCGGGACGGGAAACAGTAAGGGGAAGATTAAGGATTTCTACTTTATAAAAACGGGGCAGATATTCAGGTTTGCCATTGAGAGTATCTCTACCACCGACGAATTTCAATGGGTCGGGCTCGAAGCATTTTACTCTTTGGGCGGGGATGGTTTCGCAGCATGAGCGTAGCGCGCATAAAAGACATACCTTACCCCGAGGATTTGCACGGAGTTCCCGAGATAAAGGAATACCTCAAGAGACTTTACACTGCATTACAGGAAGAACAGTCGGAGAAGATAGAGGATTTTGATGTCTTGAAAATGGATAATGTTGGCTGGGAAGATGTTCGGGCATATGCAAATAATACAAACAAACAAGATGGACTAGCCAATGCAATTAGTAAAATTGGCTCTACGGAAACAACGCTACTTATCCCCAACCAACAGGATGTAACCGCTAACGCTACTGTTCCCGCAAATGTTACTTTGTGGTTTTTACGGGGTGGTTCAATCAATGTGGGTGCCTTTGATTTGGATATTAATGGTAGAATAATAAACCCAGACAACCATTATATTCTTATTAAAAACAGTACTGGAACTTGGGCAATAAACAGGATACAGCAGCAAAACATGAATATATTATGGACTGGAGCTGCTGGATACGAAATTGACTCAACTGCAGCTGCTCAAATAACTGCTGGTGCCTCTTCTGCGACTGTAGTGGATTCTACGGGATTTTCTCCTGGCATGGGGTTTAGAATATATGGGGCTGGCGTAGCAGATCGGA